ATTTTTGATTATGATTATTCATTTTTCCTCACTAATAATTATCCTAAATAGCTACACTGAAAAGAGTTATATTGTCACTGTGTACCTATTGCTTAAAAAGGGGCAGTTATTGGAGGCATAAAATAAGATCTACTTGGTAAGGTATGTGTACCTATTGCTTAAAAAGGGGCAGTTATTGGAGGACTTACGTGTTTAGTATCAAAAGCTGGTAGTGTACCTATTGCTTAAAAAGGGGCAGTTATTGGAAAGAAAGGAGAAAACACTGAAAAAAGCGAGACTCAATGAAAACAGAATCCTTTTGAAGTTCAAAGGAAACGATTTCAAAAAGATTTTAGAAAAGATTAAAACTATTCCGGCACAAGATCGGAAGTTTATTGGAGCATCATCAGAGTGGGAGATAGTATGGGATGATGAATATGTGGAGATGCTACATAAACTTAACTTTGACCTGCATCCTGATGTGTATAATAAATGGAAGGGAACACAGGATATTAACTGGAGAAGAGTGAATCAAATAGCCATCCCAGAAGAATACGAAAAGGTAATGCGACCATTTCAGAAGAAAACTATGAAACTCATTAAGTATTTTAAATTTAGAGCCGGAGTAGGACTTCCGGTAGGCAGTGGTAAATCATTAATAGCAATGGCTGTAATAGATTGGAAAGAAAAGTTCCCTGTACTTATGGTGACTACTTCTTCCACAACCCACAATCTAAAACGTGAATATTTCAAATGGGTTAATAAAGATGATCGTATAAAAATTATAAAAAATACAAATGAACTCATTGATTATAAAGGAGCATACGATATTTTTATAATTAATTATGAGAAATTTAGCAGACAGATAGATTTTGTGGGAAAAAAGAAAGTGCCAACACCTTCTCAGAAATTGGTAGAGTTTAGGTCAAATAAATTTGAAATGATACTTACCGATGAGGCTCAGAAATACGCTAATGAAAATTCTAAAACCTATCATAGTATAAAATACTTATCTGAAGGAGTCCCTTACTTTCTAGCTCTTTCTGCTACGTTCATTAACAATAAAACTAAGGAAATATTCAATATGGCGAATATATTGAAACCAAAAGTCTTTCCAAATAGATATAGTTTTTTAAATAGATTTTGTGATCCTCAATGGAAGTTTCTTGGGAAAGGTAGAAAAATAAGGACATTTGATGGACTTAGTAATGCTGCTGAATTACATACTTTATTGAAAAATAATTTGTTGATACGTTTTAAACCAGAAGAAGTTATGCCAGATTTGCCTCCTGTGGTTCAAAGTATTGTCCCTGTGGATTTAGATAATTATGATGAGTATATAAAAATAGAGGAAGAGTTCTCTGAACATGCTAAAACAGATGAAGACAATACTGCTACAGGCTTGCAAAAAATGCAAGCATTAATGAAATGTTGCTACGAAAATAAGGCTTCTTCTTGTTTATCATTTACAGATGATTTATTAGATAATACTGATAAAATTGTTATATTCATTCACAATAAGGCTTTAATGGGTATAGTTATGGAACACTATGGAGATAGGGCTTTAAAGATAGACGGTTCTATTCCTATGGATGAAAGATTGAATTTAATTGACAAATTTATTGAAGACCCTAAGATAAATATCTTTGCTTTAAATCTCATAGCCGGAAAGGAAGGATTAGATGGACTCCATCTGATTTCAACCACTATGGTACTATACCAAGATCCTTTTACCTCTGGGGCATTGATTCAAGCCATAGGAAGACTCAATAGGATGAATAAGATAGGGATTACTAAAGTATATCATTTAGTAGGCAGAAATACAGTGGATGAAAAAGTATTAGAGATAATACAAGAAAAACAAGCTACTTCGGATGCTGTTATAGATGGTGAATTTGATGGGAAAGGGCAAGTTTCTAACATGTATAAAGAATTGATAAAGATGTATAAGGAGAAGAAATGAAAAAGAAATACCCTAAATATTTAAAGAAAGGAATGAAATTTAATAGACTTACTGTAATAGAAGTTGATGAGAGTAGTAAAATTAAAAATGGCAAAAGAATACTTCCTAGTGTGTGGAAATATATATGTAAGTGTGATTGTGGAAATACTACTTTAGCAAGCAAACATGGATTAATTAGCAATAATCCAAAATCCTGTGGGTGTATCAGAAAGGAAACTGTATCTAAAAGAAGTAAAAAAACTAATAGAATAGAAGAATGTGGTGATTATATTAAGGTATTTTTCTTTAATAAAGAAAATACATATACCATTATTAATAAAAATGATTATCCAATAATTAAAAATTATTGTTGGAGAGTACTTAAGACAGAATATGGTAATACTTTTTATGCTTGTGCATCCCTTAGAAGTACTTATAATTATGAGCATAAGAATATCCTAATGCATAGACTACTACTTTCTCCTATAGATGAGTATGTAGTAGACCATAAAGATGGCAATGGACTGAATAATAGGAGAAATAATATAAGAATTTGCACTCATTTACAAAATAGTATGAATAGGAAAAAAAACACAAATAATTCATCAGGAATAGCTGGTGTATTTTGGTCATCTACTTATAATAAATGGGAAGTTGGTATAACTATAGGACATAAACAAAGATTTTTAGGGCGATTTACAAACAAAGAAGATGCTATAAAAGCTCGTAAAGAAGGAGAAGAAAAGTATCGTGGTGAATATTCTTTTGACAATAGCAGAGGTGTAAATGAATAACAGATTAATACACGGAAATACACTGGAAATCATGGATGAATTAATTGAAGAAGGAATTAAGGTAGATGCAATTATCACAGATCTACCATATTCTGTTACAAATTTAGCATGGGACAAGATTATCCCTTTTGAACCAATGTGGGAACGATTCAACAAATTAAATAAACACAATGGAGCCATTGTTTTAACAGCACAGCAACCATTTACTTCTGCCCTTATTTCCTCTAATTATAAAATATTTAAATACTGCTATTATTGGGAGAAAGAGCGACTAACAAATATTGCTCAAGTTAAAAGAAGAGCTGGAAAAACGGTAGAAGAATGTTGCATCTTTTATAATAAACAACCAACGTATAATCCACAAATGATTAAGTATACTGGTGCTAAACGAAGTAATAAAGTCAAGAACGGAAAGATGGGTGTATTAACAGACAGTAATGAGAAAGCTGTTAAGGAATATGAAGATACTGGATGGAGATACCCCACTCAGGTACTGAAAATACAAAGGGATATTTTAACCAGTAATTATCATCCAACTCAAAAGCCTGTAGCATTGATGGAATTCTTTGTTAAGACTTTTACCAATGAAAGAGATACAGTTTTGGATTGTACGATGGGATCAGGATCTACAGGAGTAGCTTGTAAAAACTTAAATAGAAACTTCATAGGAATTGATAATGGATATTGTGAAAAAGAAAAGTCGGAATTCTTTAATTGGAAATGGGTAGATGTAGCAAAATATAGGATTGAGAATGAGGGAATGGATGGGTAAGTACCGAAGAAGTAAAATAAGTTTAGATGACGAAATGAATTCAGCCATAGGAACAATCATCAGCACCAAATTCTGTAGGGATTTCCAACTTTTGATAGGAGAAGACCTAAATCTCCTGAAATCCAAATATTTAAGAATTATCATAGGATGGACGTTAGATTACCACCGTAAATACAGTGTTGCACCCAATGAATCTATCATGGATATCTTTAAAGCAGAGAGTAAGAATATCCAAAGTGAAGAAGATGTTGAGCTTATTGAATCTACTTTAGAAAATATTAATGCCAAATATATTGAGGATAAAACCAAATTTGATGGAGACTATATTTTCCATCAAGTAGAAGATTACATTAAGGGCAGGAGCCTAACAGAAAATGCTGATAAAGTAAAAGGGTTGGTTTCTCTGGGGAAAATTGCAGAGGCTGAGAAGGAACAGAAGCGTTATGTGAGGAAAGAGAAAAATGGTTCTAAGGGTATTAATGTATTTAAAGACAGGAATGCTCTTAATGATCTTTTTACTCAAAAGTCATCCTTATTTAAAATACCCGGAGCTTTAGGTGAGTTAGTTCCCGAAATAGCACCAGCAGATTTCTTCATGATAGGTGGGAATTCAAAACGTGGAAAAAGTTTTTACAGTATGCAGTTAGCTATGTATGCAATGCAGGCAGGCTTGAATGTTGCTTATTTTAGTTTAGAAATGGGGTGGGACTTGTTTGGGAAACGATTAGCCCAATTTGTAAGTGGTCAAACATTTAAAAAAATCACTAAAGAAAAATATACACCTGAGTTTGACAAACGTGGTAATATACAGTACGAAAAACACAAGATTAAGCAATTAACACCCAAAAGAGCTGAAAGAGTTTGGAGATTATTTGATAGACAATGCAAGCCGGGACAATTTCTTTTTTTTGATACCATTACTGGAGGATCAAGTATTGATGCTATGAAGACTACTATAATTAATGCATCACAAAATGATGGGATTGACTTAGATGTAATTGTAATTGATCAGCTTTCTCTTATTTCAGGTGCTAAAGGAAAAGAAAAACGACATCAATATGACGATACGGCTACCAGAATAAAAAGAGAGATGTGTGAAGAGATGAAATTAATGGTATTAGCTCCAATTCAGTTCGCAAAATCTGGACTTAAGACGGGCGGTTCAGAGGAGACAATCGCAGAATCTTATTCTCTTTTCCATCACGCTTCATTGCTGCTTTCTCTTAATCAAACTAATGAGGAAAAAGAAAGAGGTATAATGAGAATATCTGCGAGTGGTAGAAATGAAGAATATTTTGGTGAGGTCGTAACACTGCAAAATTTCCTATTTGGAAGGGCAATAATTGATTCAAGGTGGAAAAAAGATATACCAAACTATTCTACCGTAATTTGTGATAATAATTATGACGAGGAAGACATTGCAGATTTGGAAGATTTGTGAGTTATTTCAATTTTTCCTATTGACAGTATTTACAACACCAAAGGAACTCGCAAGATGGTTGGAAGACAATAATGCTTCTTCTTTTGGAAGTAGTACCACAACATACGATGAGTGGTTAAAATTTATTGAAAAAGGATAAAAGATAAAGGAAAAAATATGAGTAAGAAGATAGATTTACATACAGAAATAATGAATATACGAATTGATAAGAATAAAATGGGTGGTTCTATTGGATTGAAAAATAAAGAAGTAATTTACAAAGAAGGGCATAGGGATGTAAGACACGGAGCTGCTGAGTTGCCACTTAAAGCAGAAATGTACACTACAAAACTTGAGGAAAAGCTCAGAGTTGCTGAGAAAACAATAAAAAGTATTAAATCATTTTTCCCATGTGTAGAAGGTGATTATGATGTAAAAAGTTTAAGCAATGTTATAGTTAAACTGTCTGACAAAGCTCTCAACCAAATTAAAGGAGAATAAAATGAAAGAACAATCAACATTAGAAACGCTAATACAAGAGGCACAACAAGCATACTATAAAAATAGCAAGCCCATAATGTCTGATGCAGAATTTGATAAATTGTGGGATGAGCTTCAAAATAAATACCCAGATTCATCTGTATTGTTGAAGATAGGGAATGATGTTGTATCTAATTGGCCTAAAGCAGATCATCTGCTAATGATGGGATCACAGCATAAAGCAACTACAGAAACAGAAATAAGAAATTGGGTTCGATTAAATAATATTGAATTCCCAATTATGGTGCAGCATAAATTAGATGGGATTTCGCTGGAAGTGATTTATAATAAAGGAAAGCTTACTAAATCCATTACGAGGGGAACGGGAATTTTGGGAGATTTAGTCACCCCTAATGCTATAAATATTAATGGTATTCCTTCTACAATCCAATCTAAAGATCTGATTTCTATTAGAGGAGAAGTATGTCTACCCCAGCATATATTTAGAGAAAAGTTTTCTGAAGATTATGAAAACCCAAGAAACTTAGCTTCAGGTTTTGTAAAGAAACACAATAGTGTTAATTGTAAATATTTGGAGTTTATTGCATATGACACTTCTATGGGAGACAGTGGTGATATGATTACTAATAAGGGAATTAATAATTTCTTAGAATATGAAGGATTTAATCAACCTCAGACATATTTCTGTAATTCTATTGAAGAGTTTATACCAATTTCTGAAAATGTTTTAGATACAAGATCCTCTTTAAATCTCCAGATTGATGGGCTTGTATTAAAATCTAATAAGATCGATATAAACGATAGGAAAAAGGATAGACCAAAAAAACAGATTGCATGGAAGTTTCCAGCAACAGAAACGACTACAACCTTAGAAGGGGTGGAGTGGCAAATTTCAGGAGAAACACTTACTCCTGTAGCACAATTAAAATCCGTTTTTATTGATGGTAGCAATGTCGCAAAAGCCTCTTTAGTAAATATAGCTGAAATAAATAGATTAGATATAGCTATTGGAGATACAGTTGTGATTTGCAAACGCAACGATATAATTCCGAAAGTAGAAAGAGTACATGAAAGAAATGAGCGTAGAATAGCTATCGAGACACCAGAGGAATGTCCAGTTTGCGGTGGGACAGTAGAAATGGATGCAAGTACCAGATTGTATTGTAAGTCGCCCCTGTGCACAGCTAAAACTGTACAGCGAATAAATAAATGGATAGAACATCTTGATGTGTATGGGTTTGGTAAGGAAATGGTGGTAAGATTAGTAGAGCAGGAAATTGTGATGGAAATTGCAGATCTCTATCTTCCTGATTTTAAAGAGATCGCATTAGAACTGACAAATTTAAAAAGAGCTACCGAAAAAGCACTAGATGAATTATACAAAGTTAAAGAGATTCCTTTAGAGAAATTCATTGCGGGATTTAATATCCGAGCATTTGGAGAACGTCATACAAAAAAACTTATTGGTGCAGGATTTACGACATTGCAGGATATAAGGAATATTACAAAAGAAGAGTTCATTCAGATTGATGGTTTGGGTTCTAAACTTTACAATGTATTTTCAGAACATATGGAATCTTTAAAGCAGGAAATGGATAATGTTCTTCAGTATATCAATATAAAAGAAGTAAAAATATCTAATGTGAAATTACAAGGTATATCTTTTGTAATTACTGGGAAACTACATTCTGGTAGTAGGAAAGATATTCAAGAGAGTATCGAACTACTGGGAGGAAAAGTAGGATCTGCTGTGAATAGTAAAACAGATTACTTAGTTAATAATGATAAGCTTAGTAATTCATCTAAAAATAAGAAAGCAAAAGAATTAGGTGTGGAAATAATTTCAGAAGAACAGCTTTTGGAAATGATTGGATAAGGAGAACTAATAATATGAGAAAACCAATAAAAATCAAAATAGTACACACTCCTTTAAGAAAAGAAATTTGTGAGCCTAAAGAAGTTAGAAAATTAGAATCAGATTATGAAGAACTTGAGAAGAAGTTTGAGCTTGCTATTGTTTTGATACAGTATTGTATTGGGAGAATTGAAGAAAACGGAGAAGGGACATATGGGATACGTGAAACTCTCAAAGATGACCTACTAAAAGGAGGATTAGAATGAGAGAAAATGAGACATGGGATGAATTTATGGATCGTGCAAAAAAGAATGGTGTATCTCCAACAATGCAGGAAGAGATAGACAAAGACGAGGAGAATCAGAATGGGAGTAAATAACGACAATCCATGTCCAATATGTGGCAATGTATATTCAGATTATGCAGGAGATAGTATTTTTATCTGTAGGGGATGTGAAAACATTTTTAATAATGCAATTCAAAAATGGGAAATGACCAAACCCGTAATAATTGAATCCTTCTCAGGTAGGACATACACACAGTCGGAAAAATCAATTGATGCCGGAAAACCCAATTACACTGGTGAGATAACTAATGTAGATTTTGTGAATGATATTATCAAAAAATATCAGGCAGAGATCACCAATATTAAAGAGTGGAATATTAAAATAGTTGCTAAGAAACAGGAAGGGATTGAATCTCTAAAAGACCAGTTAAATTGGATTTAAGCATCAGCAGATCAATATGAGGAATATTTTCAAGAGTTGAAGAATACAATAAATAATTCATTAGTAGAATTAGCAGTTAAATACACTCGTATTGAAGAACTTGAGCATAAAATAGAATGTTATGAAAAGGAGAAATAATTTGGCAATAACTGATGGGATTCACAGAACACCCAAAACTGAAAGGAAAACAAAGTGGATCATTATGGGGAAATATAAAGGGATAGTAGATGCACATGGTAGACAGTGTGCTTATTGTGGTGATTATAAGTTATGGGAACATTTTCATAAAGACAAGACCTCAACAACTGTTAAAATCTAGTGATAATGGGACAAAAGGAACAACATTACCAGAAAATGCCGAAACGTTATATGATGAAATCACGGAAGTAGTCTTAAAAGATCACCCTGAATTAGAGCACTTAGATAAATCTTATAAGACTTGGTATAATAATATTATTAAAAAGAAAAGAAAAATACTTGACAATCTCTAAAAATTATATTAGTATCACATTCAATAAATAAAAGGAGGAATAATGGGAAAAGCATACGCAAATAGAAAATCAGCATCAGAAAGACCGGGCGGTGATCTATACCACACACCCAAATCCCTAACAACAGAACTTTTAAAAGTAGAAAAAGTAAATAATGTATGGGAACCTGCAAGTGGGTATGGTGCAATTACTGATGTATTTAAAGAACACAATATAGAGTATAGAGCAACAGATATTCTCACCGGAACTAATTTTCTTAAGACAACAGAAAAACACAATGGTGATATTATGACAAATCCCCCATTTTCTTTGTGGGATAAATTTGTAAGTAAAGGAAAAGAATTATCTGCCAATAAAACAATAATGCTTGGCAGAACTAATTACTTTGGCACACAGTCAAGATTTGAATCTGGAATTTGGGATACATTAAAGAATATTTATGTGTTTACAAGATATGTAGACTACCAAACACCATTGAGAGATGATGGATTATTTCATGTGGGTGCCCTCTGCACTGGCTGGTTTGTGTGGGAACAGGGGTATAAAGGAAAACCTCAAATAGATTTTATAGATGTTCAAAAATATACTAAATTAGGACAATATAAAAGAAAATTTAAAAACATTCATACTGGAGAAAGTAAGGAATGGGGTCAATGGGAAAAGACTTGGGTATACACATATGGTATTGAAGAGTCATTAATAGAAGTTTTCCCCGATGGAAAGGGGAATTGGATTTGAAAATACCTATTTTAAAATTGGCAATGATCCTGACAGTTATTCTGTTGGGATTATTTGTTATTCAAGCGTGTGAGATAGTTTTGCTGCATAAAAAATTGAGTGCTTCACAAGATAGGTTGGCAGAGGTGGATGAATATGCTATAGCATTACAGCAGTCGCTACGGGGTTATGGTGAGCTAAAGGAAGACTATACCCAGTTAGAGGAGAACGTGCGAATTCGAGCTGTCCTTGATCCTCTAAAGGATCTCTTGTCACCTAATGAGATACATGAGTTAATTAAAGAAATTCCACGTGGCTCTCCACTTAGAGTTCCTTTTTCTGTAACAGCTCATTTTGGAGAAAGCATAGGTTTTCATGGACGATTGAGAGATGATCACACCGGAATCGATATTGTTTCAGACACAGATGATTGGATGATTACACCTATTGGAGACGGGGAAGTTGTACATCACGGTATGGATGAAGTTTTTGGAAAAGTGATTTATGTAAGACATTCTGATAGAGTAAGATCAATGTATGCGCATGGAGAGAAGATCTATTATGCAGGAATTACTGGTGAACTTGTTACATCAGATACGGGCATTATGTGGATGGGTTCTACGGGATTTAGTGATGGTATACATCTTCATTTTCAAATTGAAGTGTATTCTGGAGAACAATGGATTCCTATAGACCCATATCCGTTTATAAGAGAATAAAGGAGAGAATATGAAAGATGATTACAGACCAGAAGGGAAGTGGGAGTTCGATGAGGATGTATCAAAAGTCTTTGATAATATGCTGGAACGATCTATCCCTCAATACAGGGCTATGAGGGAGTTAGTTCACAATATAGCTATAGAATATGTACAACCAAGAACATCTATAGTAGATCTGGGATGCTCAAGAGGAGATGCTATATCTCGTTTAGCAACCAAATTTACTAAAACAAATAACTTAATAGGCATAGATACTTCTGATAACATGCTTAAAGAAATTGAAGATAATTACCCTGATCTTTGGAGTATAGTTGATTTTAAAAATGTAGACTTGAGATTCGACTATCCTGAATGTAGATCTTCAGTTACATTGTGTGTTTTGACTTTACAATTTATTCCAATAGAATATCGACAAAGATTATTAAGAAAAATTTACGAATCTACGGAGAAGGGCGGTGTAATAATTTTAGTTGAAAAAATTCTTGGAAACTCAGCCTTAATTGATGATGTTCTTTTAAAGAAATATTATCAGATGAAAGAAGATAATGGATATTCCAGTGAAGATATTGCTAGGAAACGATTGTCTTTAGAAGGGGTGTTAGTACCAATGACTGCGAAGTGGAATGAAGATATGCTTTATTCGGCTGGTTTTAATTACGTCGATTGTTTTTGGAGATATTTAAATTTTGCTGGATGGATAGGAGTTAAAGAGTGATTAAATTATTTAGCACATTTACTGGAGTAGGAAGTCCTGAGATGGCTTTAAAAAATATTGGTGTAGATTTTGAATTAGTTGGAATGTCAGAAGTAGATAGATATGCTCTAATAGCATATGATGCTATTCATAATGATCAGGAGATGGAAGTAGAGATCTCATCAAAAGAAGAAATGGTAGAAGAGTTTGAGAGATGTAATATTGGTTATAATTTTTCTACATACAAAAATGAAATTCCCAGAGGATTGAAAGATGTTACAAAAATGTATGTTGCTCATAAGAGAAACAAAAATTGGGGAGATATAAGAAAGATTGATGAAACTAAATTACCAGATTTTGATATGTTTACATATTCGTATCCTTGTAAAAGTGTGTCAATAGCCGGAAGACAAGAGGGTTTAAAACGAGGGAGTGGTACACAGTCTTCTTTATTATGGGAATGTGATAGGATTATTAAACATAAACTTCCCACATATCTTATGATGGAGAATGTAAAGAATCTGGTAGGGAAGAACCATATACAAGATTTTAAAGATTGGATTTCTCTGTTAGATTCCTACGAGTATAATTCTTATTGGTCAGTGTTGAATGGGAAACATTATGGTGTACCTCAGAATCGGGAAAGAGTTATTATGATTTCAATTTTGAAAGAACATGATAATGATAATTTCCATATGCCTACAAATAATAGTGTGGATGTCTCTTTAAAAGAAATTCTTGAGGGAGAAGTAGGTGAGAAATATTTTATCAATCCAGATAAATATAAACACATTACTGACAATCTTCCCAATCAAGAAATTGATTGTTATTTGGACACTCATTACTATAAAGGAACATCTATAGAAAAGAAAAAAAGAACACTAATTCAAGTAGGAAATATAGACGATAAAAAACATGCAAATACAAGAATATATTCGGAAGAAGGATTATCTCCAACTTTAAATAGTATGAATGGGGGAAATAGACAGCCAAAAATTATGCAAGCAGGAAGGATAGTTGGAAGAAATCCAGATAATCCTAAAAGCAGAGAAAAAGGACTACCTACTGTGCAAATATTAGAGATAAATCAAAATCCAGATGTTACCAACACTTTATCTACAGTACAAAAAGATAATGTTGTGGTTGGAGTAGCCTCTAGAGGAAGACGAAATGAGAATGGGGTTATTAAAAAACAGATAGAAACAAGAAAAGACAATGTATCTAATTCTTTAATTACAGTAAAATCAGATAGTATGTTGTATGTGAATTTTAAAGTAAGAAGATTAACTCCTTTAGAATGTTGGAGATTGATGGGATATCATGATGAAGATTTTGAAAAAACCAAAGAAATTGGAGGACTATCTAATACAAAACTATATGAGCGTGCTGGAAGAGGGATAGTGGTTCCCATGTTAGAAGCTGTTTTTACAAATTTATTTAAACCTCTTGACAAATAAAACAAACTGTGTTACAATTCCCCTTATATTAGTATAAAGGGATTTTTAATTATGAGAATTATTTTTATTTTATTATTTATTTTAGCAGGGTACACAACATTTGCAGAAGACTTATTCCTGAAACAGTATCCAAGGGAAGACAGGCAGATTATTATTGATGTTAGTAGGGAGTACAATATTCCAATTAAATATCTATCACGACTTCACAAACTGGAAAGCCAGTATAATGGGGATGCCATTAGATATGAAAACAATGGAACACAGAGCATAGGGTACTCCCAGATCAATACAGTAAACACGGAATACTTTGCTGATAAATTCAATAATGGGATTCCGATTGATTTGTATGATAAAGAAACAAATATCAAAATGGGTGCGGCGTACCTGAGACATTTGAATGATAGATTGAATGGGAATTGGTTTGATACCTTTGCATGTTATAATTTTGGGATTGGTAATTTCTTGAATGGAAAGAAGATTCCACAGAGTACACTGGAATATACTTTGTTAATTTTATATGGGACAGATTATATGCCTTATGTGGAAATTCTAACTGGAGCAATGGAAGGATTAATATAATCCTTGACAAATAAATAAAATTATGCTATATTGAATTATAAGGAGAAATAAATGACAGATAAAGAAATATATGATAACATTAAAATTAATTTAGAAGATGCAGAAATTTGTAAAAAGTTGGAAAAGAGGGGAAGTTGTGTAGGAATACACTGTGAGGAATGTCCTTTCAGAAAATCTGTACAAGGGGAGCATTGTACAGATGGGCGTTTTGCCTCAATGGGATCATGTTCTTCTGGTGGTGATCCTATACTTAAGAGATCAGCTTCTATATGGCTGGAAAAATATAATGATCTTACTGAAGAAAACCCTGAGTATGCAAAATGGTTTACAGAAAGAAAGTTTATGGAGAAAATTCGTTATCAAAAATCTCATATTGATGTAACACAAGAAACTGTTTCAACATTCCTCTTTAAAATGAGTATAAATTCTGATATTTGTAAAAGTATAAATTTTGTATTTACTCATTTCTTAGATATTCATTTAGAAAGAGCTACTAATAATGATGAGCTTCCTGTAGAGATTATTCTATCACTATTAGAAATTGAGAGCATTACAGCTTATATGAAAACAGAGTTTATTAGATTAGTTAGAAAAGATCAAAGCATTCTGGAAGATAATGTTGTAGATACTTTAATTAAACTTATTTGTAAAGGAGAATAAATGAATATTGAATATAAAGAATGGATAGCAGATATCCCATTAAAAGATTCGTTTGGAAAATGTAAAGAGCAAAGTAACAGAATGCAAATGAAGTTTCCAGAATTATTAATTGCGAAAGGATTTGTGATATTAAGCAATATGAAAAAATATCAGCATATGTGGCTGAAAGATGAAGATGGAAATGTAATTGATCCAACAGCAAAACAATACACAGGATATGCTGTACATAGTTATCAGGAGATTGGCGAAGATGATCCTGTTCCTGTAGGCAAGTGTGTTAACTGCGGAGAATTTATAATGAGTAATAAAAGTGAATATAATCCTCTTTGTTCTTCTGAATGTTATGAAGATTATGCTACGTATTTAAATAGTGGGGGAGTGTAATAAATGAAAATAAAGACTAAAGACCTTCTTGATATTCTTAATCATTTCAAGTTTATTTTTAATGATAACAACTACATTGAAGATGCTAAGTATATTTTTTTTAATACAAAAGAGAATGTAATTTGGTGCTATACAGATGTTATGGCATACCACTATAAATATGATGGCAATCTTGCAGAAGATTTTGATATAATTGATGAGGAGATTGCTCTTCCAGCTAAGGAATTGTTCAATCTGATTAAGAAGATTAAGAAAGAAGAAATCACTGCCAAACAGGACGACAATGCTTTCACGATCAGGAATGGAAAATCTTTAAATACTTTTTCCTTGCCCAACATAACCTCAGATAAAAAGAAAATGTTAGGCAAAGATTCAGAGATGGAGGATTTTCCTGATATATCTCCTTTCTTCAAACAGTACGTTAAATATGATAAATCTGATGTTAAACATGGGAATATTATATTTGAAAATGGAGAAATGATTGCATCAGATAGGTATAATATAACAAAAATGGGGATTACTGAAGAGTTCGATGCTCCATTTGCTGTAGAGGGAGAAACCTTAAAGCACATAATAAGCAATGGTTTTACTAAGTGTGGTGTTTCTGATGATATCCTATTCTTTGGGAAGGATAACTATACACTGGTTTGCAACAATAATATGAAAAATGCATTTGCATATAAAGATTTATTTTCTAATGCTACAGAAGAACTGGATTATAACTACTCAATTTATGTAAATAAGGAAGAAAATATAGATTTCATCGATACATTTTTATTGAACTACAAAAACTTAGATAAGAAAGTAGAGGTTAGTATTATTAATGAAAGTCGGATGTTGGTTGTTGCAAATAATCAGGATAAAACACAGGAAACTAGAGCATCAATAAATATTGATAAGTATTCGGCGGGTGAAAAAGATAAGTTTAAAATTAGTATAGAATACTTCAAAAGTGTTTACATAAATTTTGACTATTTTAACATTATGTATAATATGCTGTATTGTTATAATGTTGAACATGGAATAGAATTGATTGTTTCTATTGGAAATTTATAGGAGTTATAATGAAAACAATAGATAAATTTAGAAAAGAAGGTAATGAGTATATGGAAAAACGACTTGGTGTGAAGCATGGCACTACTATTGAGAAACAAGTTGCATTCAATAACTATATACTGGAGAAATTAGCAGAATTATGGGATATGATGGAGGAAATAAATGAATATTGAATTACTTGAATGGATAGTAAAAAATGCCATTGGATTTGAATTTGTAAAGAAAGATCTATGGATGGGAAAGTATACTATAGTATTATTAGCTCCCAATAAAAAGAAACTTATATTCCCTCCTGAAATGAATATTGAAATAGATGTTTACTTCCCCTTTTTATTACAAAGAGCAATAGAAGGTATTAATAGAAAGTATAATGGTCAGAATTGGATTGCCGTAGAAAGTGATCGTATTAGTTGTGTTTTTGTTTGGGATGAGAAAGATAAGGATTTCTTTTTTAGAGATTATACAGATGAAGACGAAGCTAAAGTAGGGGCTTTGGAATTGTTTTGGAAAAAGGAGTGTGGGGATGAATGAGAAGGATATATTGAAAGAATTACGAAAGTCAATGATAATAAATAAAGAAGACCCAATACATAGAATTAATGAGTTAGAATATAGAATTGAAATGTTATTTAATGATTTTAGAGAAGAATTCCCAAATACCACAAGCACTGAATTAATAAGAGTTTTATTGCTTTTTACACAGAGAATAAACTATGCTGATTTAAAATATTTAGTAGATGGAGAAGAGGAAGATAAATGAATTTAGACCTGCCAGAAAATTTTAGCCATTTGGAAATAAATGATCAAATGAATGATGCATTAGATACAATATATAGGCAGAAAAGAAATACCATATTATTAGGGAATAGCGGATCTGGTAAATCTCAGTTTATTCATTTGATGAAAGCTTTAGATAAAATAAATAATATTACAACTCTTTATATAGCTCCCACAGGCATAGCAGCAACTCGGATAGAAGCCAGCACAATTCACTCCACTTTTCGGCTTGGGGTACATCCCAAAGATCCAGAAGATGTCTATTTACACCCAGATGTAAGAAGTATCCTGGAAAGAGTAGATAAAATATGTATAGATGAAATCTCGATGAATAGAGCAGACATATTTGACACAATGGATGCTTTGTGTAGGAAAGCAAAAAATAATGATGTTGTTTTCGGAAAAATACAATTAATTTGTGTAGGCGATCTTATGCAATTATCTCCTATTATAGGTAAAAACAAAGAGGAAATATTTTTCTATAATGATAGATATGGGGGAAATCCTTATTTTTTTGCCAGTAAAGCTTACAGAGAAAATGCACACACATTCTATAGAATCGAGTTCACTAAAATTTACAGGCAAAGCGATTCTGGATTCAAAGATATTCTGAATAGAATAAGAGTAGGAAAACAAACAGATAAAGATTTGGAAGTAATAAATTCTAAACGTATTCCATACAGGAGATACAAGAGAGAATTTCCAGAAGGGGTGCATATCGCTCCTTTTAATGCTATTGTAGCAGAAATCAACGATAAAGCTTTAGCTGAGATTACGGAAAAAGAATACCATTTTCAAGCAAGAATAGTAGGTAATGTCAATACAAAGAATTTTATGGCTCCAGTACATTTAAAATTAAAGAAAGGTTGCAAATTAATGATGCTGGTTAATGATCCTGCTAAAAGATTTCAGAATGGAACAATGGGACACTTTGAAAGGGTTATTAATGATAAACTAATAGAGATAAAAATAAAAGGGCATTTAATAGAAATAGAACACTATACGTTTAAGGAATATAAGTACAAGCTTATTAAGGGAAAATTGACCCAAGAGGTTAAGAGTAGGTTTAGTCAATATCCCTGCACTCTCGGATATTCTTTTACGGTACACAAATCTCAGTCGTGTACTTTCCATGAAGGGTACGTAGATTTTAGCTATAAAGTATTTGCTGACCATTTAGTCTATGTAGCATTAAGTAGATTCTCTGATTTTGAAAGAATAGGATTGAAAAGAGATCTGAAACATGAAGATATCAAAATCAATCCATATGTTTTAGAATTTATGGAAACATTCCATGATAAAATAGAAGAAATTCCTGTAGAAAAGAAAAAGATAAATACGAATTTATTTGATACTACAAATATTGGAATGGAAGATGATATACCATTTTAGAAATAAAAACACTTTCCTACTTGACAAACGTATCATTTAATGTTAACATATTAATATAATTAAATAAAAGGAGAAAATATGAAAGCATATAAAGTTTTTAACAATGATTGGGCATGTAGAGGATTTCAATATGAAGTAGGAGAAACTTATGAAATGAAAGAAAAACCTGTTTTGTGTGAAGTTGGGTTTCATGCGTGTAAAAAGGCAGTGGATTGTTTCAATTATTATAGTTTTGATACTGATAATAAAGTTGCAGAAGTAGAATTAATTGGAGATATCGTTGGTACAGATAAGGATAAACAGGCTACAAATAAAATAAAAATTGTAAGAGAAGTAGAGTGGGCAGAATTGTTGGGTCTAATAAATACAGGCTCTGGAAACTCTGGAAACAGAAACTCTGGAGACAGAAACTCTGGAAACAGCAACTCTGGAGACAGCAACTCTGGAAACAGCAACTCTGGATACAGCAACTCTGGATACAGCAACTCTGGAAACAGCAACTCTGGAAACAGCAACTCTGGAAACAGCAACTCTGGAAACAGCAACTCTGGAAACAGCAACTCTGGAGACAGCAACTCTGGATACAGGAACTCTGGATACAGCAACTCTGGAGACAGCAACTCTGGAAACAGCAACTCTGGATACAGCAACTCTGGATACAGAAACTCTGGAAACAGAAACTCTGGAAATTGGAACTCTGGAAATTGGAACTCTGGAAATTGGAACTCTGGAAATTGGAACTCTGGATTCTTTAACACTGAAAACCCTATCGCAAGGCTGTTTAATAAAGATACAGAACTTGAAATGGGAAGTATTTCTTTTCCCTCATTCTTATACTTTGATCTTACACAATGGGTCAGTCATGATACTGCAACAGAAGAAGAGAAAGAAGAGTACAAAAATGAGATTGAAACTTGTGGAGGATTTTTAAGAACACTAGATTATAAAACAGCATTTGAAAGAGCATGGGACAATGCCAGCGTTAAAGACAAAGAAACTGTTAAAAACTTACCGAATTTCGATGCTGAGATTTTTTATGAAATTTCTGGAATAAAAATAGATTAAGAACAAAATTTAAAGGAGAACAAATGAGTAATTTTAAAGAGTTTAAAACCACTATGCAAGCACAATTTGAATCTATGATTAGTGCTCAGGACAACCTGTTTATTACTGATATCCCCAAAGACACAATCTGGGATACATATTTAGATAGTTATCCTGAAGGAACAAACGAAATCTATAAAGAACGTAGGCAATTTGATTGTAATTCCTGCCGACAGTTTATTAGACCATATGGAAATCTGGTTGCAATTAAACATAACAAATTGGTTTCTATCTGGGATATTGAAGGATTGGAATATCCCTATAATGTTGTTGCAGAAAAACTTTCAAACCTTGTAAAATCTGCACCAATAAAGAATACAATGGGATACTATTGTTGGTGTGGGGATTTGTTTGAGTGGGGATTGGTGTGCCGAAGGTACGAGAGATCTGTGGGAAGAATTGAAGGGGAGGATATAATGTTTTTAGAATATAATACAATAGAAGAATTAATGGGGAGATAACGTATGAAAAAGATATCATGGAAACTATATAAAGAAATGTATAATAGTAGAATAGGTAGGAGATAGTATATGGAAGGATTCTTTCAACTTGATAAGAAGGCAATTAAGAAGAAGAAAAATATTAAAAAAATTTCATCCTGTGAATCTTGTCAACAATATAGACATTGCCAAAGTCCCAAGATGGGATTTATTGGGGAAGGAAACAGAAAAATCTTGATTGTTGGTGGTATGGTTAGTAGGAGGGATGATAAGAGTGGAAAATTATTGTCTGATCTTCAAGGAAAATATTTAAGACATGCTTTACGAAAAATCAATATAGATTTGGAAAGAGATTGTTGGTATGTCCCATCTATACGTTGTGCTTCAGATGATCCAAAAGCTCCGACAACCCAAATGATGTCCAGTTGTAAACATAAATTGCATAGAGTAATAAAACAACTTGATCCTAAAAAAATAGTTACATTAGGAGAACTTCCTTTAGAAATTCTTATAGGAGATAGATGTAGAGGAAGAATGAGTCTTAAACCCACAGAAAAGTTTTATGGTGCTCATATACCAGATCAGGAATTGGGTAAGTTAATACTTCCCATATATGATACTGATTTTGTACTGCTTCCACTTAAAATAAGAATGGAGAAATTAAAAAAGTGGGGGAAATGGAGAACACCTGATAAGAATACTCCATTATGGCAGAATAAACAACTATATAATAATGATGATTTTGTATTAAAAGAAAAGTTCTTTATGAAATATCTTAATGGAATAAACTCTTCAAAAGAATTTCAAAAAGATACTTATGAAGCAGAAGCTTGTGCTATTATGGATGTTGAAGAGGCTACACATATTCTTAAATGTATGCAAAAAGAAACACTTGTCTCCTTTGATTATGAAACTTCCGGTATTAAACTACATAAAAAAGGACATACAATATATTGTGTTTCTTTCAGTAATGGGATTGTTTCTTATGGTTTTCCTATATTTTATGATAACAAACCATTTATGAATAATCTCAAAAGACTTCTTCGTTCTACCAGAGTAGGGAAAATAAGTCATAATATGGCTTATGAATATCAGGCAGGACACGTTATGTTTGGATACAGAACGGAGAATTTTGTATGGGACAGCATGTTGGCTACACATATACTTGATAATAGATCGAACATCACTGGTTTGAAAATACAGACTTATATGAGACTGGGCATACTTGGATATGACTCTGCTGCTGATCAGTTTATTAAGTCAACTAAAGAAGAAAAAGAATTATATGGAACTAATGGTTTTAATACTATGGATAAAATGGATCTTAAAGAAATGTGCCTTTATTGCGCACTCGATTCACACTTCACTTATAAGTTATATGAATGGCAAAGACCACAGATTATTGATGATCCACATTTAAGAAAAGGATATGATTTATTTCATAATGGAATGTTGTCTTTTTGTAGAATGATGGAAAATGGTTTTAACATAGATGAAAATCGTTTAATCCAGAACGAAATGCTTCTTGATGAAAAAATAACTAAACTTCAATACAATATTAAAAACTGTGATGAAGTTAAAAAATGGCATGAGGTTAGAGATACAGAGTTTAATTATAAATCTGGGAAACAACTTGCAGATTTTCTATTTAGCATTTTAAAATTACCTAAAACTAAAATGACAGATAAAAAACAATACTCGACTGAAGCAAAAGAATTGAAGGATGTTGCTCATCTATCTGAATTTGTTAAAATGTATTTGGAGATAGCAAAATTAATTAAATTGACTCAAGATTTAAAAGGGATTAAAAAAGAAACAGTAGATGGACACATTTATCCACAATGGTCTTTGAATATCCCTAAAAGTTATAGAAGTTCCAGTCAGAATCCATGTTGGCAGAATCAAAGCCAGCATGATTTATTTGCAACAGAAATGGTCAGATCTACTTTAAAAGTAAAGGATGGAAACAGGATCGTGGGAGTGGACGCCAGCTCATTAGAAGTAGGAATTGGGTGCTCTATTCATAAAGATAAGACAATGCTAAAACAATTGGAAGAAGGGTTGGACATGCATCTTGGTTTAGCAGAAAAACTATTTAAGGGTGATTTAGAGCAAGTAGCAAAAGATATGCTTAATATTAAAAAAGAAATGGGAATATTTGATGAAAAACATGATAATGAAAAAGGAATGTTTAAAGAATTGAGATATATTGCTAAGAATGGCCTGAGCTTTAGCTTACAGTTTGGTGATATATACTTGAGCATTGGTCCTACAGTATACAATAAACATATGAAAGATTTTCATAAACAATATTTTAAAGAGATGGGAATTACGAATGAAAAAGAATTCACAGAACATATAAAGGAAGTTTGTGACTGGTACTGGAATGATAATTATGGAGAGTTTGGACAATGGAGAAAAGATAATTGGAAAAATTATGTACAAAATACAAGAACCAAATTAAAAACAGGATTTTATTCCACAACTGTTATGAGCAGAAATCAGACTAATTCGTATGTAATACAAGGTCCTGCCTTTCATGTCGTTCTTCAGGCACAAACTAAAATACAGAAGTATATTGATGAAAATGATTTAAAAACAAAAATCTGTGCTCAAATCCATGACGCTATGTATTTTGACACACCAGAAGATCTTTCTGAATGGATAGGAAAAGGTTTGCGAGATACTGTTATTTATTACATGACGGAATATCTCATGAAGAAATATAGATGGGTAAAACATACGATGAAAGCTGATGTAGAATATTATGATAATGGGAATTGGTATGATCATGTGGAAGAAGAAGAATTATTGGAAAGATACGGTTATGAAAAAAGTGCTTGACAAAAATTAAAAAACATACTATAGTATCATTATAAAGAGTAAAGGAGCAATACATGATAAAAAGAATTGTAATTAAAGCTTATAACTTTGCAGAAGCATCCCACAGAGGACAGGAAAGGAAGTTCATTGGACTTCCTTATTTTTCACATCCTAAGTATGTAGCTAGGATGATTGAGGATATTACAAAAGATCCAGAATTAATCGCTGCTGCATTACTCCATGATGTTCCTGAAGATTGTGATAATGTGAGTAATAGAGATATTTACTTATTATTTGGAGATAGGATTGGAGGACTTGTCGAAGAGTTAACTTCTAACAAACCAAAAAAAGTTAGTAAGAGAAAGTACCTCACTGATAGAATGAATAACATGAGTGAAGATGCCCTTTTAATTAAATTAGCAGATCGTTTACATAATGTGCTATTTCTTGAGGCTGATGGTGTTCCTGTAGAATTTATAAAGAAATATGTAATGGAAACGCATTATATAATGAGTGATTTAATATGGGATAATGAAGAAAATAAAGACCTTCCTGTGTTATACTACAGAATATTAGATACTCTTGAATGGTTGATATATCGGTATGATATTATAGAATAGGGGATAATAATGAACGAAAAAGAAATAGCCACAAATATTGTGAAAAAATTACAAGATGCGGGACATATTGCAGTATTTGCAGGAGGATGTGTTAGAGATCAGGTTATGGGAAGGACTCCTAAAGACTATGATGTTGCCACATCAGCTTCTCCAGATGAGGTCGAAGAATTGTTTGGACATACATTACCTGTGGGAAAAGCATTTGGTGTAATTATAGTTATTGTGTATAATCTTCAGTTTGAAGCAGCAACATTACGAACTGATTCAGATACTTCTGATGGAAGAAGACCTGATAGTGTGAAATATACATCTTCTCTCAAGGAAGATGCCAGTAGAAGAGATTTCACAATGAATGCTATGTTTTTTGATCCTATTGAAAATAAGTTGTTTGATTTCTTTGGTGGGGTAGACGATATTCAAAATAGCATTATTAGATTTGTCGGTGATCCTGAGAAAAGGATTAAAGAAGATGCTCTTAGAATGATGAGAGCAATTAGATTTACTGTTTCTTTGGATTTTGATTTGGAAGTTTCAGCAGGACAAGCTGTTACTAAATTATCTTCTAGTATTGTAAAGATTTCTTTTGAAAGAGTTAAAATGGAATTGGATAAGATTTTATTAGCTAGAAATCCAAGTATAGGGTTTAGATTGTTAAAGACTTGTGGTATATTATCTATTATTTTAGAGGAAGTAAATGAGCTAATTCTTGTTGACCAATCCCCTAAGTGGCACACAGAAGGTTCTACGTGGAAACACACCATGCTTGCTTTAAATGAAGCCAGAAAACACACAGATGATTTAGATGTATTATGGGGGACTCTATTGCATGATATTGGGAAAGCCAAATGCAGTACTATTGTAGAGGGGATTATTAAACATCTTGGACATGCCAGTATAGGTGCAGAAATGGCAGAAGAAGTTATGAATAGATTTAAAGCGTCTTCTTCCCATAGAGATACGGCAGTAGCTATTGTAAAAGATCATATGAGAATCAAACATGCTTCCAAAATGAAAAGATCTACTTTAAGAAGGCTTATGGCAGAAACCTACTTTGATAAACTAGTCACAGTTTCACATGCAGATAGTATGGCATCTACTCCTGCTGATCCTGAAGATGGAATAAATAAATTTGATTGGCTTAATAGAATTAATGAAATGAAAGAAGAATTGAAAAATGAAGTTGTATTACCAAAATGCATTATTGGTGGAAAAGATTTGATTGAATTAGGATTGGAGCCTAGTCCTAGATTTACCACTATTTTAACTTGTATCATGAACCTGCAATTAGATGGGGTGGTATCAACCAGAGAACAAGCTATTACTGTGGCAAAGGAGATGATATGAAAGAAAGAAAAATAATATATAGAATAAGAGTTGGCTCTCAGTTGTACGGATTGAGTACTCCAGAATCAGATGAGGATTTTCTATCTGTATTCCTGCCATCAGATGAGGATTTACTGGGATTGAATAAAGTGGATATGATTAACAATTCTACTAAATCTTCGTCGGAAGATAGAAGAAATACAAAAGATGATATTGATGATGTATCATATTCTCTTCCTAAATTTATGCATTTGCTTTTGGGAAATAATCCAAATATTGTAGAAACTTTATTTGCCACAGGTGAGAATGTACTTATTTGTGAACCAGAATTTCAACCTTTGATAGATAACTATAAAAAACTGATTTCTCAGAAAATATATTTTTCTTTTACAAGTTATGCATATTCTCAAAAAAAGAAACTAATCACCAAGAAAGAAAGATATGCTTCTTTAACAAATGGTATTAAATTAGTAGAGAATAGATTTACTAAAGATCAATTGACTGATAGAAAATATGGGCTGACACAGGATGATGCTGATTGGATGAATAAAAATTTAGATTTCTATAAGAACAGAGATGGTAATGCAGAATCATTCCATATAGGACTTCCTCTTCATGTTAATTATGAAAAATTAGTTAGCGAAAGAGATAACTATGGATGGAGGGTAAAAACAGATACCTTCTTGTCTCATGGTTACGACTTAAAATTTGGTATGCATAGCATAAGAATTATGGCAGAAGGTCTAATGCTATTGGAGACAAGTAAACTAGAATTCCCATTTACAGGAGAACACAAAATAAATGTAATGAGAATTAGAAATGGGGATGTGTATTTAGATGAATTATTGGAAATGCATGAAACATATGCAAAACTATGTGAAAAAGCTTTAGAAACAACGGTATTACCAAAGAAGCCAAATTTTAAATGGGCTAATAATTATTTGGTAAATATATTAAGAAATAATATTATAAAGGATGTTGTATGAAACAAAAATGGAATAAAGAAAAAGTTACATGTGTGAGAACAGATATGTTTAAAACAGATTTATGGCTCAAAACTAGAACATTAGTAAAAGAAAGTAAATGTCAAAATTGTGGCAGACTTTTAAAAGAATGTTCGGGAGAGGTGGCTTTAATTCAAGTAATAGGAGAATTAAATAAATGGGCATGTAAAGATTGTGGCGAAATGTATATCAATTTAGGCGCAGAAGATATTTCAAAAAACGTGAAAACACTCAAAGATGCAAAAGAAAATATTATCTTAGATATTAGATCTCTTGGGAATTATAATGAAAGAGAACACTATTCTGAAAAATTAGAGGATTTGGATATTAAAGAATTAGAAGAAATTTATACTGAATATAAAACCAAAAAAGATGAGCAGGACAGAATTGATGACATTGTAATTCCAAAAGAAGATATTGGTATGGAAGAGTATCTTCCAATAGATTATGGGGTTATTGAAGATCCAGAATGGTTAAAATGCCCAGAAAAATTCAAGGATTATCCTTGGGATGATGACTATTTTGAGTGTGGGCAAGGGTATTTTACAGACACTGAATTGGTTATCGTTAAGATTGGTAAAAAGTTTTATGAAGTCACAATTACAGCTGAAATAATGTCCTCAAAACAAGATCGTGGTGATAGATTATATTGGGTAGAAGATATAAATACTGTAGATTATAAGGAAATAGATAAACCTTTACCTAAAGAAAATATTACTTTTACTTATACTTTTACTATGAATAAAGATAGAAAATCTGTATTTGATAAGTATCTAAATGAATTAAATATTAAGGTGGAAGGATGAAAAAACGATTAATCTTGGATCTTGATGACGTATTAGGCGATTTAGTAGGAGAATGGCTTAGCATATATAATGAACTATGGGAGGACAATCTCCAAACAGAAGATATTACAGATTGGGATATTTCCCAATTCACCAAACCAGAATGTGGAAAAGCTATATATAGTTTATTAAATCCTGTAGGCAATACATCCCTTTGGGATAAGATGCAGCCAATGGACGATGCTGTAGAAATTGTAAATTATCTAAATGATTTGACAAATGTATTTGTGGTTTCTTCTGTCACAGGAAATTATGATATTTGTAAATACAAACATAATTGGCTTACCTATCATTTTCCATTCCTAGATAGTAAAAAGTTCTACTTCGTGACTGATAAATCTGCTATAGATGGTGGATGGATGGTAGATGATTACTATAAGAATATGTTATCTTTTAATGGAAGAAGAATCTTATTTGATAGACCTCACAATCGAAAGATTACAGTTGCTGATGGGATTGCCAATAGAGCAAGAGATTGGCATGAAGTATATGATATAATTGTACAGGAGTTATAAGTGGATGAAAACGAAATAGTAGCTACATTAAACGACATCTGTACCTATATTGGGGTGGATGTGAAATGGAGCAGAGATGTGGTATTAATAAACTTAATTAAAAGACTTATTGGGGGACTTAAATGATAGCGACTTATGAATTTAAATGTGTAAAGTGCAACAGTATAATTGTTGAGAGAATGGAATATGAAGAGATTGAAAATTTCCTTGTAGAGAATGTTTGTAGAGAATGTAATAGTGGTTTAAAAAGATCCTATACTTCTGCTAATGCAATTTTTAAAGGGAAAGGTTTTACAAAAGCAGCAGGAGCAAAATAAAAATAAAAATACTTGACAAAACTTACTACATGTGTTATTCTTTGTAGTAGATAAGGAGAAATAATATGGAGATAATAACTATAGGTGTGTTTATATTGTGCATTAGTACAGCAATATTTTTGAGTGAATATTTTTAAGGAGGAGAATTTAATGGATAAAATAATAAACTATAGAGATGTAAGATTTCAGGATTTAAAAGAAGGAGATTCTATTTATTTTTCTTCTACTGAGAATGGTTATCAGTACAATTACTTAGCTAAAGTGATAACATTAGTAAATATTTCTACTGCAAAAGTAAAAATCATTGGTGTTGAGCAGAATGGTAAAATAGAATATTACCCTGAATGGCAAGATAAACAAATCAGAAATGTAAAAAGAGAAAATTGTTTTCTTAGAGCAGAAAGTGGGCAATACTGTAAGTTTGATGCTATGGGCAGAATCAGTTCTCCTGAAATATGTAAAGACAAATCAACTGCTACACATCCTTCTTACGGGATGATAAAAGTTCATAGATTTACAGGAGGACAGCCTACATTTTTTGGTAGTTCTATACGACATGATGGTGGTATTTCTATTAGTATTCATGAGGCAGAAGTTGACAGACATTTGAATAGTGATTGGTATCATGAAAAACCCACTCCTATTGTAGAAATAAATATGAGTTACACACAATTTTCTGAAATGCTTACATCTGGTATGAACTCCAATGGTACACCATGTACTATAGTATATGCAGATAAAAAGCAGATTGAACGTCCTGAGTTTGTTGATAAACGAGCAATGTTTCAAAATGAATTTGAAGATGAGATGAAAAATCTTAAAAATAATATGGAAGCACTTGTAGCAGATACTAAAACTATTTTATCAGCTAAGAAAGCACCTACAAAAGCTGAAAAGGATTTGATTTTAAATGAGATAGATTCTGTTACTGGAACATTGACTAATCAGTTTACATTCCTAGCTTCTCAGTGGAATGAGCAGGTTGATGACACTGTTAAAGAAGCTAAAGCTGAAATAGAAGGATTTCTTGAAACTAAGGTTAGGGATTTGGGGGTTAAGGCTCTGAAAAGTAATATAGATATTTTGGAAATAGGAGAAACCAATGCTAATTAAATACAATGGAAGAGAAGTTTCTATTAACGAGCATCTTTTAGATAAACAGGATGTTTGGAAGAACTTAAAGGATATACTTGATATCCGTATAGGAATAGCTTCTTTATTGGATTATGAAGAAATTCTGTGTGAAGATAAAGAATTAAATAAGGAAAATGCAAAGCAAATACTAGAAGAACTTACTGAAATGGAATATAAACTCCAAGATTTTTGGGGATTTGATAGAGACAAAAACTTTCATACCTATGTATTACAACTTGCAGGGTGTCTGTGCCCATCATTAGACAATCGTGAATTATTAGGTTTAGAAAGAAGATGGATAAGTGAAGATTGTCCTTATCATAGTATTTTGGAACAGGAGGGATTATGAAAAAGTTATTATTACTATTGGTGGTGGTTATTATTAGTTTATCATCCTGTAACTTATTTTCTATACTGATAGATGAAACTGTTTATGATTTGCTGGAAAGTGTGGAATATTATGATTTTGCTGAATATGATCTTAGTGATATTAAATCATTTAAAGGTATAGCTGCGTGGATTCAACATAGGATTTATTACAAAGAAGACATGATTGAGACATTTACATCTCCAGAAGATACTTTAAATAGGGGATCAGGTGACTGCGACGAATTTGGAATATTATTTCAAAATATTGCGTATATCGTTTTTGGAATTAAAATGGATTTAGTAATAGTGAATACATATTCTGGTAGAAAAATTGTAGAAGGTGGGATGGGAAATCATATTAATGTTCATTACGATGGAATAGTTTATAGTGCCCAATTAGGAAATGAATATTACACTCAAGATATACTATACATTTACAGTTTTGATGAAGTATTTTACTAAGGAGAAATAAATGCAAATAATGAAACTAAAATGTTTAAATGAAAACACTGCCGTAGGAGCAATCATCGAGGCACTCAAAATAGATTCAGAAACAATTATCATTAAAACAAATAAAGGGATTATTTTTACCGAAATAGATGCTTATTATTATGGTGATGATGAACCATCATGCTCCTTTAATAATTGTAGTGAAGTTGCTATTGCAGATGGTATTGTTCGTGATGATGATGGGAATATACTTCCTACCATAGAATCCGAAGAAGCTTTAGATCTTGGATTAGTTGATCAGGAATATTTTGATAAATACTGGGAAGATCAGGAAAAAGAAACTAAAATAAAAAATGAAATAAGACTCAAAAAGCAGATTCAATCTATGGAAGATAATCTGACTATATATAAGAAAGAACTAATAAAATTAAAGGAGAAATTATGAAAAGGAAGTTTACAGAAAACGAAGTCGAGAAATTAGTTTGGGAAAATGATGTTGAAACTATTAAGGGAGAAGACAGACGTTGGAGTAGAACCAACAAAACTATAGTTGAAGTGGATGGGAAACACTTTGCTCTTGAATGGGAACAGGGTCTAACAGAATCTCAGGAAAACTACTATGAAGATCAGGAAGCAGATGAGGTGTCTTTAGTTGAATACGAAGTGACAAAAACTGTGAGTGAATGGATGGTAGTAAAATGAAAGAAGTATTTAGAAACTTATTTGATGATGAAAGTTGGAGTTGGGATGATTTAGCAAAAGCTTTGGTTGAACGATTTGGTGTAGCAGAATCTGTGGAAGTTATTTCCATGCTATTTATGAATGAACCTGAAATACTAAAAGAGATTGCTAATTGGAGGAATGTTCAGAAAGCAGTGGATGAGGTGAGGAGAGTGAAATGCAAGTATATTTAGTTGGAAAAGAAGGAAGGAGATCAGCCATTAAAGTAACAACATCTGAAATATATTCTAATATAGATTCTGTACTATTTCAAGTTCTAATTATGCTGGACACAAGACATAAAGCTGATAAAGATTATTTTGGTACTAGATCTATACTAGATATATTACATTATGGTTATTATACTCCAAAAGTATATGTAACAGAATTGGATTCAAAAACTGGTATAAAGTTAATTACTCCGAAGATGTGGGTGAAATTGTTAATAGATTATATTGATAGAAAAGGAAACATAGGAAATTTTAAAGTGTTAAAAAATAGGAGGATGGAATGAGAGAGGTATCTTGTAGCAAGTATCCTAAATATCTATCTTCGGGAATGGTATTTAATTGTTTAACTGTTATTAATCTTGACAAACAATCTAAGTTTATAAATGGAAAAATGATCCCACCATCAAGTTGGAAATATACATGTGAATGTGTTTGTGGGAATATTGTTACCTTGTCTAAAAATACCATATGTAGAGGACATGTAAAGAGTTGTGGGTGTCTTGCAATAAAAAAGACAAAAGAAGCCAACAAAAAGAAAAATAAAATTATAACATTAGAAGATTCAATACTTATAGTAAGTAGTAACGATTCTCAAAAAAAGATAGTTATAGATAAAGAAGATTACTCTAAAGTAAAAGATTATTGTTGGCACACCACAGATAGGGATTATGTTTGTGCTCCAATCAATAAAAAAATTACAAGAATACATAGATTTATTTTAGATTATTCTGGAAATCTAGTTATAGATCATATAGATGGCAGTCCATTAAATAACAAAAAAGAAAATTTAAGGATTTGTAATAGCAAAGAGAATAATAGGAATCATAAAATACAATCAAATAATACTTCTGGTGCTACCGGAGTAACATGGCATTGTAGAAACAATAAATGCTTGCCATTTATTGTGTTAAATAAAAAGCAGTATCATTTGGGATATTTCTCGTCTTTTTCAAAAGCAGTAGAAACTAGAAAATTAGCTGAGAAAAGATATCACGAAGAGTTTTCTGCTAGTGTATGTAGAAATGAATATTAAATAGAGGAGAAATTATGGGTAGAGATCTTGTATACATATCAGTTATTACTGGCTTGGAGCCTATTTTGGGAAAAGACAGAATTGAATTAGCGGAAATAGATCATGGATGGAAAGTAATCGTAACTAAAGGAGATTACACTATTGGAGATTACACTATATATGTAGAATATGATGTAGTATTAAAACCTAGACCAGAATTGGAGTTTCTGAGAGCACGTTGTTACTCTTCTCTTTATGATGGTTTTAGAATAAGAAATATGTTAATGGCAGGTGTCTTTAGCCAAGGATTGTGTCTCCCTCTTAGTTTACTGCAAAATGGACATAAATTAAAAGTGGGTACAGTTATAGCAGATAAATTAGGTGCTAGAAAATATGCTCCCGAAGAAATATCTGTTAATACAAGCAAAAAGAAGTATGGGAAATTCACCAACTTCTTGTTAAAATATAAAGTATTCAGAAATATAATTCTTGGTAAGAAAAAATCTAAAAATACATATCCTGATACCATACAGAAAAGTAATGAGACAAATGTTCAAAAAGTATTTAATTGGCTTAAGGAAAATAAGCCAGAAGAACTATACTATAAAGCAGAAAAAATGGAAGGACAAAGTTCTTGTTTTATGCTTTATGGAAACAAAAAGAATCCTGAGTATAGACTCTATTCTCACAATGCTATGAGATTTGATGGTGATGGTAGTAATTGGGATCAGATAAGTAAACAGTATGAAATAGAAAAAATACTCAGAAAAGCTTATAAGGATACCGGAATTAAATACGCAATTCATGGGGAAATTTGTAAAGAAGGTGTTCAGAAAAATATATATAAGTTTAAAACTCCACGATTATTTGTATTTAAAGTAAGTGATAGTGCCACTGGGAGAACTTTAGATTATTATGAAATGATAGGATTTAGTGATGAATATGGATTTGAAACAGTTCCTGTTTATGCTTGGAATATTTTATTACCAAATACTATAGAAGAAGTGTTATCCGATGCTAATGGTAAATCAGTATTTGGTAATACAAAAAGAGAAGGGTTTGTATGGAGATCAATGACTGATCAAAATATTGGATTTAAAGCAAAATCTCCTGAGTATATGATTAAATGGAGTAAGAAAGATGAGACAGTATAAACATCCAAAATATTTACTACAAGGAGAGAAATTTGGTAGATGGGAAATTATTGAGGCAGATTCCAATTCTAAACAGAAAAAGCCAAATGCTCCTTCTAAATGGAAATACATGTGCAAATGTATCTGTGGGAATGTGAAATCTATTTCACGATATAGTTTATTATCTGGGAAATCAACTAGTTGTGGGTGTTTCATGGCTGAACAAGCTAAATTAAACCGCACTGTGCGAAATAAAATTAAAAGAGTAGGGAATACCATATATATTTATTTCTATAATAAGCAAGGAACTTTAAAAAAAGAATATACAAAAATAGAAGAAACAGACTACCATTTAGTAAAAAGTTTCTGTTGGAACTTAAGTAAAAATGGTTATGTTATCAGCAGATACAGAGATTCTAATAAAACAGTTTATTTACACAGACTTATTATGGGTGCACCAGAAGATTTAGAAATAGATCATAAAGACACTGATAAATTAAACAATTTAAAAACCAATTTAAGAATAGCCTCCTCTTTTCAAAATAAATGGAATAAGGGAAATACCAAAGCAAACACTTCTGGATTACGAGGTGTTTCTTGGCATAAAAGAAATAAAAAATGGCAAGTACAGATAAGAGTGTATAACCAGTATATTGCTTTGGGATACTACTCTGATTTTGAAAGAGCAAAAGAAGTACGAATAAATGCTGAGAAAAGATATTTTAAAAAGTTTCGATATGAGGAGGATAAAACAGTATGATCATAGGAATAACAGGTAAAAAATTTGCAGGAAAAGATGTAGTCGCAGACTATCTAATTAGACAGCATGGATTTGTGAAGTACAAATTTGCTTCTCCTATAAAGAACTTCGTAGCAGATACATTCTTGATGTCAGACAGCCAAATAAATGGTGATCAAAAAGAAGTTGTAGATGAACGATGGGGTATGAGTGGAAGAGAAATACAGCAAGTATTTGGAACAGAAACTATGAGAGAATTCTTTCCTACTCTCAATAAAACTTTTAATGAAATCATTGGAAACAATCTGTGGTGCAAAAGATTCCAATACTGGTATGAAAGCCTACCGAAAGGAGCAGATGTAGTAATATCAGATGTTCGTTTTCTTAACGAATTTAAAATTCTTAAAGAAATGGGAGGACATATTCTTAAGATAAAAAGAGAAGGATTAGTTTCAACAGACCAACATTCATCTGAGCAGGAAATGGATCAGATTATCCCAGATTACACATTACACAATGATTCTGGTATAGAAGGATTAGAAGCTAAAATTGCAATGGTATATCCCCAGATTTATTATAAGGATGTTTGATGAAATATACAACAATCGCAACAGCGGAAATGAAGCCAGATGTATACGGTGGTAAGAATTGTGAGGAACATATGCCACAATGGATAGGATCTTTTTATGATGAAGAAATGGATGAATTAGGTACTATTGAACTAGATCCTAAAAGTTTTCCAGCAGGAACAAAAATTACAATAGAAGTTCCTGAATGTCCTGAATGTAATATGGATGCTGACTTATGTCAAGAAATGGGAGAATGTGAATTTGATTGGCATAAATGGGCTGATGATGAGTACAGTTAGATGTAAGTTTTATTCAGATAGATCTTTTAGATGTGTATTAGGTTATTGTAAGTGCAATTATCTCTGCATAGATGGTAGTTGTAAAGTTGCAGGAAATATTTTAATTAAGGCTTGACAAGAAATAGAAGTCATGTTATACTGTATGAAATGAAAGGAGATAATGTGGATAAAAAAGAATTATTGATTAAAGCACTAGAAGAAGAAAGAGATAGATTGCCAGAATACGGTTTGTTTGGTAAAAATGATTCCAAAGATCATAATACTGCTATTAAATACTTAAAGACAGGAGAATACAAAAAGTCTGATTTGGATAAATATGATACGTTAGAAATAGCTGTAAATAATCTTGAAGAACTATATGATACTTATTTATAGGGGGATACAATGTTTATACCAAATAAGATAACATCAGGATATAATAATAGAGAGGACACATACACAGGGAAATTAGCTTATGTAATTTACTATGATGAGAAAGACAAACTTAGAAAAGAGACATCATGGAATAGTTGGAGAAAAAAAGATCTTGGGAAAGATGAGTATGCTAATTCCCCTATAGAAGGGTTTGTTCTAAATAAGAAGGTGGGTGGTACAAGTTGGAGTGGTTGGAATACTAGACAAACATATACGAGAGTTTACGATCCGAGAGGGTTTGAATTTGAAATTTCAGTGCCTAATCTTCTTTTTATTCTTGAGAATACAAATAGTATTAAAGGAAAGGGACTTGAAGGAGAATTTGTTTATGGTTGGGAAGGGACTGAGCTTTGGCTTATCCCAATAGATGCCCCTGAATATTCTGAATGGTGCAGTACTTCTAAAATACTTTTAAGCAATACAACTGTAAAGGCAAAGGATTTGGTTGTTGGGCATACTTATATGACTAAACAAGAGCAGGAATGGATCTATCTTGGGAGATTTATTGAATATGACAGTTATAGGCAAAAAGAAGATAAGCCTATGATTAAGAAACATTGGTTTGCAGATGTTAAGCAAACCGAAGCTGGTGCAAATCAGGATCGAAGTAGGTGGTATAAAAATTATTATGAGAGTTTTACTTCTTTATTTGCGAACACAATTACTTCTGTTCCTCAGAAAATCGTATATTGTATCAGGGAAGATATACACCCTGAATACCCTGAACTTATGGAAGCATTAGAGCATCAGAAATCATTTGTTGGATTAGGGGAAACCACTAAAGTGAAGAAATATTCTTATGAAGATTTCACGAAAGAGTTTGGTGGTTCTATGGAGCATTATTGGTGTAAAGAGTTCTTCACTTCCGATGGAGTCTTATTTAAAATAAGAAAGAATAAAGAAGATGATATATTTCAAAAGTACACAGAGGATCAAATTAGAGGTTATTGGGATCGTAAAGAAACAATACTTGCAACATACACTTCTATAAAAGATCTATTTGACAATGGGGATTGTAATTACAAGAATGATTACTTATCTAATGGTAAAATTCACAGGACATCTAGGGGATATAATATTAGTGTAAAAGAAATCATTATGGAGGAAGAAAATGAGTAAGAATGATAATAAGATTATTGAATTAAAAGAGGGTATTGTAAAAAAGAAGAAGGAAATATCTGAGGTTAGTGTTAAGGTTACAACCACAACCAATTGTTCCATTACTGTAGAAGGTAGAAGATATAATATCAACACATTGAAAGGTGTTGAATTACAACATCTACTCATCACTGTAAACACCTTATTGCTCTCTGCTAAAGATCTTAATATTCAAGATGAGTTTAAGTATGATGGTTACCTACTTGGGGATTGGATTTCAGATCTAAAAAGTAGAGTTGAAGTAGAAAAATATAAGAAGAAAGTAAAAGAAATGACAACTCTTGAGAAAAAGCTTGATAGCTTACTTTCAGCCGACAAACAAACAGAATTAGAAATTGGCGATATTTCTGAACTCATTAATAATCTTTAGGAGTATATAATTGGATATAAAATGGATTAATATAGATGGGTGGAAATGGGTAAAAGAAGCAGCTCTTACAACCATCCATAAGAATAGTATTAAAGAAAAAGATATTCCTTCACAATGGAAAAAAGATATTTTAAGATCAGAACATTCTCCAATTAGAGAATTGAAAATTAGATTCAAAATAAAAGAATTAATGAGATGGATATCTGATCAAATTGTACGGCATAAAATGGGAGTAGAACATTATGTTGGAACCATGAGATCTGATAGGGGAAATAAACCCAGAGAAGAACAAACTATGGCAGACTTAACTGATATTATGCAATCATATAATGCCCAGAGTTTTACTAATTTTGCTAGAACAAGATTATGTGTAGGATGTGTTAATAAAGAGACAAGAGAATTAACAAAAGAGATTGTACAAGCTGTAGGGGAATTAGAGCCGGAAGTGGCTTTTTATTGTGTCCCTTCTTGTATTTATAGGGGAGCTTGTAAAGAGAAGGCTTTTATTAAATGCAATCATTTTAATAGTTTTTTACAAAGCATTGATTCTTCGAAAAGAGAAGAGATGATGTTTGATATTGATAAACGTTATGAAGCATATCATAATTGGAGAAAATGGGGGGATGTGAATGTTACATAATAAATACCTTCCTAAAACATTTGATGAAATGGTAGGAAATCCTGAAATTATTTCTAAGTTTAAGGAGTATGAAAAGACTGGATTTCCTCACTGTATACTTCTATATGGTAAACATGGTATGGGAAAATCAACAACAGCATCTATCATGCAAAGAGGCATTCCTGATTGCACAATCGAACTTACTGATGGGGGAGTAGAAAATGGAATTTCTAAATCACGAGAAATAGCTGGAAATATAAATAACGTGAGTCTTGGGTATAAAAATAAAATCATATTACTAGAGGAAGCACACCAAGGAACGGCAAAATTTTTTGATGCGTTGTTGATTGCTACTAATAAGCCACCAAACAATGTTTATTTCGTAATCTGTACCACTAATTTGGATAAAATTCCTCCGACTATTCGAAGCCGCTTTATTAAGTTTCGATTTGAATTCCCAGATATTAAAATAACTAGGGAATATCTTAACAATATTTGTGAAAAAGAAGGAATCCATGCTGGCAGACATGTTCTTACACAAATTTGCAAAAAGAATAGTAATGGTATACGAGATTGTCTAACTGACTTGGAATTGTTGATTGGGGTGGAATCCGAAAAAGAACAATTAGTACTTTTGGAAAGAGAGATGCAAGAGAGTGCAACAGGCTATGAAATAGCCAAGGCACTTGGTGATTGGGAAACTGTAAGATCATTATTAAAGACTGTTGGTGTTGGGGATATAGAAGGTGTTAGAAGAACTGTCCTGAGTTATCATGTTAAAGTTTTACTAAATAGTAAAAAAGAAGATGATCCGATTAATGATTTAGTACTTGACTCTTTTAAAGAAGTGATGTATGATAGCGGTATTGCAGGATTAACTCTTGCATGTTGGAATAATTGTTAAAAGAAAATAGGAGAAAATAAATGGAAGAATTAAGTAAGGAATTGGTTAATGAGATAAAGGATTACTATAAAAAGTATAAATCCTTCACAATGGAGAAAAAAGATCTATCTGCACATAATCGGGATTTAAAGAACGATTTCATGGATACTCATTTTCCCAAAGAGAATAATGAGACAGAGGATGTTAAAAGGATTAAGAAGGAAATCACTAAATACTTTACTACTATTTTAGAATGTGACAATTTAATAGAGCCAGTTCGTGAGGTAAAAGAGCTAAGAAAAACTCATTTGAATTTTGAAGAAGATGTCTATGATGATCTTATGACTATTTTTAAGCAGATTGTGAAAAACAATGATGCTAAAGAAGTGTTAGATGACAGACTTGAGAAAGAAGTTTATTTGAAAGTCTGCAATAAATTAGGTCTTTCTTTGGATATTGTTAAAGGAATATTAAAACTTTGGATAGAGATAGAGAATGGGAAGTTTCCTGTTGCACTTACAGTTGCAGCAAATTATAGAGAGCTTATTGCAGAGGTAGAAAAAGGAGAACAGTATGGGAGTAGATTATGATGCGGTGGCTGGTATAGGTATTAATTTTGATTATATAACACTTAATAAGTTTGGCTTATTACAATTATGGGAAGAATTCGAAGATGCTGTCGATCAATTTGATGTTTTAGAAACGTTATTAAAAGAGGTAAAAAATATTGTATATGGAGAATCTGGCAATGCCCATTCTGGAGAAACACAATTTCATTTATTTGCCAAAGATCCTATTTTTGGAGTAGATACTTTTTAAATAGTTTAAATAAAATAGGATTTACTAATATTAAAAAAGAAGATTTAAAATTTATAGAAGAAGTTCATATTTATTAAAAGGAGATTAAATGCTATTCAATGAACTAAAATTAGTTTATGAAAAACTCAATGCTTTGAATAATACCAGAACTATATTCTATACTCCCAATGGATTGACTAATGAGCAATCTACAGATGGTATTTTAATTGATTCAAAAGATGCATTCAAATTAGTATCTTTCTATAGGCAAGCCTATAATATACAGAATTTAGTACCATGTGTTTCTTGTCGAAAAACTAAAGAAGCAGAATTGGAAATGAGATTTAAGGAGTTTCTGATTGAAATAGAAAAGAAATATGGACAGGAAAACCACTGTCCCGAATGCAAATAAAGGAGTTGTTAAAGTGAAACCAAAATATTTTAAAGAAGCACAAGTCGAATTAAAAAAGCCAGAATCTATGACAGATGGTGAATGTGACAGTCTTTGGGTTTGTCGTTCAGAGGGGACTTGTATCAGTTTATGGTCTGCCTCGTTCTTTGAAAGACTAAAATTCCTATTTCATGGTAATATCTGGATAGGTATTCTTTCTGGAGCAACACAACCTCCTATCTGGCTTGATATTAAAAAGAATGTGTTTATCAAGGAAAAATAAAAGGAGGGTAAATGGCAGAAATAGGATCATTGACTGTAAAGCTTAAGTTTAAACTTTCATTATGGGATGCTATAAAAATAAGAATAGCAGGTAAAAGATACGCAGAAGAGATAATCAAAAAGATTACTTTAACTTTTGAGGAGAATAAATGATTAAAAATATAGTAACTAAGGACTTTACAATTCTTCAGGAGCAATTGCAGGATGTTTTAGAAACACTGCCACCCCGGGAACAGGAAGTTTTAAAAATGAGATTTGGCCTTGAAGGTGGTTATTCATTGACACTTGAAGAAGTTGGGTTGTATTTTAATGTTACAAGAGAACGGATCAGACAGATTGAAGTAAAAGCTCTAAGACGTCTAAGGTATTCTAAAGACAGTAGAAAGGAGAATAAATGATTAAAAATTTAGTAACAAAAGATTTTGAGGACAAGGTTCTTAAAATAAAAAAACCAATAATGGTTAAATTCACAACTAAAACATGTAACCCATGCAAGATATTTGCCCCTACTTATGAGGAATTGGCAAAAGAAAACAAGCACATTAAATTCTATCAAATAGATGCAGAAGAAGAACACACATTGGCTGTTGAGTATGACCTACGATCTGTACCTACGGTTATGTTATTTAATAATGGGGAGTATCTTGACAGACTTAGCGGTGGGTTGAATAAAGAGAAAGTGGAAGATATGATTAAGGATTTGAAATAGGGGGAAATGTTGGAATTTAATTCAGAAATGGCAGAGAAGGTGTACAGAGCAAAATATATGCTGGAAATAGATAAGAAACTTATTGATCCTTTAAAAAGAATAGATGCTGTAGTTACAAAATATTATCCTCATTTAAAAGGGAAAGCTATTGAATATGGTAGTAAGAAATGGGTTGGGTTTGCCGGAGGACTTTTCAGAAGTGCTATGAATCCTAATAAGAATGTGTCTGCTGTAAACTGCACAACATTATATACTCCAAAAGATAATTTAGAATCTATTGCAGATGCTTGGTATTGGTGGGGAAAATTTGCAGCGGTGGGTCAAGGTGAAGGGATTGATGTTTCTCTTCTACGACCTTCAGGGGCGGTTGTCCATAACTCATCAAACACATCAACAGGACCTGTGTCCTTTATGAGGACTTTTGATGGCATACTTAAAGAAATTGCACAAGATGGTAGAAGAGGTGCTTCTTTAATTTCTTTAGATATTCGACATCCCGATATTCCATTGTTCATCAAGTGTAAAGATGAAGAAGGAGTATTAGAGACAGCAAACATATCTATAAAAGTTTCAAATGAGTTTATGCAATCGGTTGAAGATGATATAGACTGGGAATTTTTCTATGAAAATGAATATGAAACGATTAGAAAAACAATCTCAGCAAGAAAATTATTTCGAATGATAGCGGAACATGCACACAAGTCTGGGGACCCAGGGCTTTTATTTTGGGATACATCCAAAAAGTACAGCAATTCAGATCGGCTAGGGTATCCAATTGATAACGTCAACGGATGCTCGGAGCAGGTGTTGGATGGGCATAATGTATGTTTATTATCCTCTGTGAATCTATCTAAATTTCATGAGTATAGGTATAGAGGTTTTATTGAGTTGACTGATTTTATGGTATTTGTTTTAGATGCTTTTAGAAGAGAAGAAATAATAGAACAAAGAAGTCCTTCTGAAGACCAACTTAAGAAATTAAAAGAGATACCAAGAATAGGATTAGGGGTGACAGGATTTGCTGATTATCTGATAAGAGAAGGTGTACCGTACGATTCTCCAACAGCAGTAGAAAAAGCAAAATTGATATTTAGCAATTTAACCGGACAAGCATATAAAACATCTCATGATATTGCTAAAAATTATGATGGGATGTCTTTTCCTTCTTATGATAAAGAAAAGTATAAGTCATCTCCTTTTGTGCAAATGTTGTTATCTGAAGAAATAATTACAGATAAAATTTTGGATTTCCAAGCACATGTATGCAAAACAACACTAGCACCCAATGGTTCAGTGTCTATTATCGTTGAGTCTGGAGGATCTGGTATTGAACCTATCTTTGCAAAATATTATGTTAGGAGAGAAAGGAGTACTACAGGAGATTGGAAAGAATGGTTTATTTTTAATGATTTAGTAGTGCAAGAACTTAGAAATAAGGGATTAGAAGTAAATAAGAAAAATGCTGATGAATTAGATCCAGAAATATGGAAAACAGCACACACTATTAATAATCATTCAAAAATACGATTGATTAGTGTCATTCAAAAATACATAGATTCTGCTGTTTCTGTCACGTATAACCTTAAAAAAGATGCTACAGTAGAAGATATAGAATCTATTTATATGGAAGCATGGAAAAGTGAGGCAAAAGGAGTAACCGTCTATAGGGAAGGAAGCAAAACAGGTGTTCTCATCACTGAGGATAATTATAATGAAGCTAAAAGCAAAGAAGTGTCTTCAGATAGGATTGCCCCTAAACGTCCAAACTCGTTGCCCTGTGATGTGTATAACATCTCTTCAAAGGGAGAAAAGCTTCTCATACTTGTAGGTATTCTTGACGGGAAAGTATATGAAGTATTTGTAACCCATCCAATTAAAGATTTTAAAGATAAAGTTGGCAAAATTGTAAAAGCAAAAAAAGGACATTATAAACTATTGGATCTTAAGGGTAAAACCATTACAGAGGATTTAACAGAAGGTGCTGAAAAAGAATATGGTTCCATGACTCGAATCATCTCAATGGCGCTCCGTCACCAGAATAGTGTTACTCCTTTACAATTTATTGTAGATACACTTGTGAAAGAGGATAACTTTGCTTCATTTTCTCGTGGTTTGGCTAGAGTATTGAAAGGTTATATTGAAGAGGGGGAAGAAGTAAAGAAATCTGCGGTCTGTCCTGAATGTGGTAATACTGCTTTAGTGTATCAGGGTGGGTGTTTATCTTGTATTTGTGGATATTCTAAATGTGATTAAAAAGTACTCAAAATGCAATCAAAATAAAAAAGTACTTGACAAATAACGAATTCCGTGTTATACTTAGTATAGAATGGGTAAGGAATGTGGTGAAATGTCAAATACATCACCAGTGTGGTCTAAAAATACAGTAAAAATCTGGGTGATTAAGTTTCTAACAAAAGTTAGTATAATTCTAATGCAAGGTTTTTGGTAAGCCTTTAGTCTGAGAACAATTAGGGCAGACTTGTAAACTATATGTAAAGCCTAAAACCAATGTAGGTTAAAATCCTACCATTCCTAAGTGGATCTCTACCAGAGAGTGTTCTGGTGCTTCTCATGGTAGCCAAGTGGTTAAGGCAAATGATTGCAAATCATTTATTCGTGGGTTCGATTCCCACTCATGAGTTATATAAAAGTACTTGACAAATTCAGGAAACCGTGTTATACTTATATAAAAGGAGAATAATAATGGATAGTAAAGAAATGATGAATGAAATTAAACGCAGAAGGACACAGGGAGGAGAAATAAAAGACACAATTAAAAATACGACATCTTCTTTGGAAGAAAAAATAATTGCTTCGATATACCATATGCCCTCACAAGCATATGGGGTTTTTATTAAAGAATTAGTAGCCGAAGAATTAGCGTCGATGGAAATAAAAGGAGGAGATGGTTACACAGAAGAGTTTGGGAACTACAAAGTAAAAGTTTCAGTAAAAGACGATGATATTGCACGATTGAAACAAGTAACCCCAGATGAGGATATTCAGACTTATATTTTGGTACATATGAATTACATCGAAGGAACTCTTAAACTATATGCATTGTCAAGTAAAGTTGTTTGGGAAAACATCACAAATATGCCTGATCATGGTACTGTTGCTAAAGGCTTTGTTAAAGAATTTACTTCTTTTATTGACACAAATACAATAAGAGACTATCTAATATAGTATGGAAAATGATAAATTTTATACCAAACCAGAAATAGCTAAATATTGTGTTGATGTATTATCAGAATTAGTAGATGTAGCTGGATTTGAAACGATCATAGAACCTTCATGTGGTAATGGTTCTTTTTTAACCATACTTCCAAAAAGAACCATCGGGTTAGATTTATACCCAGAAGAAGATGCGGGTATAAAGCAGGATTTTTATGAATACTCTATTCCTAAAGGAAAGCATTTACTTGTGGGGAATCCACCTTTCGGAACAGGAGGGAAAGAAGCAGTGAGATTTTTTAATCACGCCTCTTCCTTTGCCGATACTATTGCTTTTATTTTACCACGGACATTTAAAAGAGTGTCCGTGCAGAACAGACTATCTATGGATTTTGTACTAAAATACCAGGAAGATATTCCTATTGGAAGTTTTTATCCTGAATCTATGAAAGCAAAATGTGTTTTTCAGATCTGGGAGAGGACAGTTACAAAGAGGAAGAAAGTAGTACTTCCTGCTGAACACAAGGATTTTAAGTTCACTAAAGATCTGAAAAAGGCAAACATAGCTATAAAAAGTTACGGAGGTACTGGAGATTGTGGTGCAATAGAATATAATTTTGAAAAATTGAATCCAAAAGCATATCATTTTATAATATGTGATACAGAAATAGTAGAGAGATTTAAAGACTTGGAATATTACCCTTTGTCATCTTTATCAGTAAGGCAGGATTCGTTGGGGAAGAAAGAATTAATATGGCTATATTCACAAAAATATGATTAAAGGAGTAAATATTGGATTGGGAGCATTATCAAAGGAAGTGTAAAAGGACACTCACATACAAGTCGGATAAAGAGAAAATTGCTTGTAGCACATTAGAGATTACAGATGAATTGGTGGAACTTTTAGAACATTATCATGGAAGTAATTCGGAGAGATTATTGAAGTTAGAACTGGGGGATATTACCTATGCACTGGCTATTCTTTCATACCATTATGAAGTGGAATTAGAGAATTTGGATGAGCCATATCGTCCACCTTCTAAAGCAGTTTCATTAAATATGGGTACCAACCTAATAGATGATGGTCTATTTTGTGCAGGAAAGATTGCTGGTATTATAAAGAAATGTGCCAGAGACGATGAATGGGAATTAACGGATACAAAGAACAGAAGGGAAATGTTGGAGTATTATATGAGTAGTCTTTACACTCTGATTATAAAGTTCTGTGTCAGTATGAACTTTGCTTTTTCTGATGTTCTTTCTATGAATATAGAAAAACTATGGGATAGAAAAGAACGGGGAGTAATTAACGGAGATGGAGATTTAAGATGAAAACGGTTGTTATATAGACTTTCGAATATATAAAAAGAAATTGAATAAAGGAGAAAGTGTACACCCTAGTGAGTAAAAGTAAATGGAAAACAGATGAGCATGGGAGAGAATGTTCTGTTAGACCACCCAGAGTTACAACATCTGGATAAATTATGGGGTGTTTGGTGTGATAATATTGATAAAAATAAAAAAAGTTCAAAGAGAATACTATAAAATAAAGGAGAGTGAATGGGAAAACACGTAGATGAAACAGAAGTGGATTTATACGCACTTGATAAAGAATGGGCAAAGCAATCTTCTATTAGAAGAAAAGCAGGAGAAGAACAATCAGATGTAGCTGATGAAGTAAGACGAAAGAAATCTTATATTAAGTATAGAACAGCTCAGATTGCTTTGGAATATAATACTGGGAAAAAAAGTATTGAAGATTCCGAAGGAAAAGTGATCAAAAAGCCGTCTGTAGGTGCAATCAAAAGTGCCGTAGAAAGTGATGAAGAATTATTCACATTGGATAAAGAACTTAATGATCTTCAAAAGAATTTAGATATTTGTGCAAACTATACTACTGCACTTGATGTTAAAAAATATGCTTTACAGGATGAAGTAAAACTATATTTAGCAGGTTATTTTGCAGAACCTACAGATGTAAGTAGGAAAGGAGGTGATTACGTAAGAGAAATGAATGAACTAAAAGAAAAACAGGAGGAAATGGACAATCGAGAAGAACTACGAAAAAGAAGAAGGAAAAAGAAAGATGAGTAAAGAATCAAAAACAAAATATGTGACATATCCAATTGAAAAAGAAAGATTTAATGTAGAAGCAAAATATGTAATATGTGAAGATGATATATATTATTTCTATAATAATGAAGACCAAAGTGATAAAGACCAACCAATAGCAATGCTAAACAAAAGTGAAATAAGTAGAATTATTAAAGGAGAAACAAATGAGTAGAAGTATTAGTAATGAAAGAAGAGAAAGAATGGCTGCAAAGCAGAAACGAGACAGTGAGAAAAAAGGTGGGAACAGTTTCAGAGTATTAGATACAAAAGAATATCCTGATCTGGAATGGGTTAAACCAGAACTGGATGTGTATTATGCTTTTGATATTCTCCCATATGTGGTGACATCTAAGAAACACCCTGAGTATGCCATTCTTAAAGAAGAAGATTGGATGGAAGATTACAAACTCGATCTGTATGTCCATAAATCAATAGGTCCTAACAAACGAAACTTTGTTTGCCCAAATAGAACATATGGAAAGGCATGTCCCATATGTGAAGAGCATGATCGTATACGAGAAGAAAACAAAGATTTAGAATGGAACTCCGACGAATTAAAAGCTCTAATTGGAAACATGCGTCCTTCTCAGAAAAGTTTCTTTGTCGTAGTTGACCTTGAAGATGATGATAAAATCAAACTTTTTGAATATTCCCATTATTGGTTTACCAAAAACCTACATTCACAGGCAAAAAGTAATTCAAGAAGAAGTGAAATCCTGTTAGAAGATTGCAGTGAGGATGGAAAAACCATTGAATTTAAGTTTGAACCTTCTACATTTGATTCAAAAAAAGTAGGTGAAGTGAAATCATTTACATTTGTTGATAGAGAAAAAGGCAAAGGTTATTCTGATGAAGATGTTGAAAATGCCCCAAAACTTGATACTATGGTTAAAATCTCTACTTATGATGAAATAAGTGATGTTTTCTATGGAAATGATAGTGACGATGAAGATGAGGCTGGTGAGGACAAAAAAGAAGATGCAACAAAAGATGCTCCATCAGAAAGATCCAGTAGACGATCAAGATCTGATAAAGAAGAGCCTGCAAACGAAGAAGCTTCTACACGCAGGAGAGGTAGACGTAGAGAAACAGAAGAAGCTCCAAAATCAGAATCTTCTGAGCCAGTTTGTCCTGTGGATGGTTTAACATTTGGAAAGGATATTGACTCCAAGAAATGCAGTGATGATTGTCCTCTATACGATGAATGTGATGCAGCTTTCGAGAAGAATGACAAGAAATAAATGATAAAGGGGAGGGGAGAATATTCTCCCCCTTTTTGGAGTTGCGAACGAATCATATAATAGGAGAGGTAGTAATGCCAACAACAAAAGAAAAAGAGGAAATATTGGAAAAGAAGAAAGAAAAGAAAAGTAGGAAATTAATTATCAAAAAGAAAATTCCCACAGGAATAGATCTTTTAGATATAGCCATGCAGGGGGGATGGGATGTTGGTGGTATATCTCAAATATTCTCTGATTCAAAAGCAGGTAAAACTTTATTTGCTGTTGAACTTTTATATAATGCAATGATTGAATATGGGGGTAAAAAAACCAAGTATAGATACAATGATGCTGAAGCAGGTCTTTCATTTGATACAGAAGATAGGTATGGGTATCCGTTAGTTGGATCAAAAAACCATGTTCATATCCCAATAATAGAATCTGTTAAAGCTGATATTTTGGAATTCTGTGATACTGTAGACCCATCTAAAGGCGAAGTGGGAATCTATATTACAGATAGTCAGGATCAGCTTTATTCTTTAGCAGATAAAGGACGTACAGATGAACAAAGAAAGAAATATAAAAAAGATGGAGAAGCCAAAGATATAGGAACATATGGGGATCGTGCTAAAAAGCTTGGGGAGCTATGGCGAGAAGCTACCATTCCCTGCTATGAATCCAATGTCCATGCTTTGATCATTTCTCAGATCAGAGATAATCTGAATTCAGGGTTATTTGGTAAAAAACATATTGTATCTGGAGGGCATTCAAGTAAGTTCTCTGCCAGTAAAAGATTTGAGCTTTCACGTGTTAGTGATATAGGACCAAAAGATCGTCCTTATGGTTATCGTGTTAAAGTCTTCTTAGATAAGACAAGAACCTTGTATGAAAAGCGTAAGGTGTATGTTGATATCATAATAGATAAAGGGTTCGATAACGTAAGAAGCAATCTATTATTTGTGTATGATTTATTAGATGAGCATGGGAAAGACATCCCTGCTAAAATGAATGCATTAAAGTGGAATGATGCCTATGATCCTTATGATATTAGCGGAACTGAAGGGGTTTCTAATGAGGACTATAAAAAATTCTGTGCTGATCAAAATATTGAAGAAGCTGTTAAGGAAGAATGTGGTAATTTAAGGGTTTCTAATATCAAAAAGTATTTATCATCTAATTCTGATACCATGAAGGTGTTTGTAGCTCAATTCGGGGTAATGTCTTTTAATGATCTGATTACTTACATTGAAGATAATGATTTAGAAGACGAATTGACAAGAAGGGCTACTCTTAAATGGGATTATTTAGAGAATAAAGATAAACCTCAGAATAGAAAACGCCGACCAAAAATTGATATGAGATAATTAAGGGGTAAATAAATGAGAGCAGAAATAATCAAAGGGGAATTAGCATTGTTCCCTTCCAATGGAACAGAGGAACATGGTATGCGTTACTTTTTAGATACTATAATAAAAAACTCCCCAGATCCTGAATATATACAGAAAAATTTCACAATAAACCAAGATGATATGTTACATGAGGATGATTAGATGGGGAAACGTAAACCCCCACCTACTACCGAAGAATTAAAGAATATGTTATGGAAAGATTATATTAAAAGTAGACATTGGGTTTCTTTTCGTAAAACTATTAATATGCAAGACGATTGTGTATGTGAAATATGCTTAAAGCCAAAATGGGGGTTCTATAAAGTAGGTGCAAAAAAAGGACAAAGGAAACCCAAACCATTAATGCAGTTCCATCTGCACCATCTCAACTACAATCATTTAGCTGAGGAAACTAGAGAGGATGTTCTTTTACTTTGTGCTCAATGTCATAATTTTTTTCATGATGCTGAGAGAATGAATAGAACTAGAAAAGGGGTGTTTAGTGAGATTTATGAAATATTATTAAAAGAAACATCTTGGGAGTATTCCCCATTCAAAGATAGAAATAAATAAATAATTATTTATAGCCATCGGGTTATTGTGTAGGTTTTGACTGATAAACTTATATTTTAATTTGATGGCATTTTTTTTATTTTAGGTGTTGACATTAATTACATGATGTGTTACATTTATATTATATTAAATATTGGAGGAAATATATGTCAGTTTTTTAGTCCTAGTTAGTATTGTTGGAATGCTTGGAGTAGTATTACTCTTTTCAGATGGTTCTTGGGGAGTTGTTTCTTTTAGTTTTTATTACTGGTGATTTTAACAGTAAACTCTATTTAGGTGGTTATAAAGAAGGTTATAAAGAAGGACAAATTGATGCACTTATTGGGAACATTAGATATGAGAAAGTAGTGCAGGAAAATGAAAGTATTATTTGGGAAAAGATGGAGGAAAGCAAATGAAGTGTTACACCAGAATGGAAATATGTGATATATGGTTGAATCAGAAAACAGATTTTAGAAATAAGTTTGTTTGCCCTGATTGTAGAGATATCTTGGATAATGTTAATGGGGATTTATGTTGTTTAAACGAAAACTGCTTAAACGATGTTATTTATGGTAAAGATGGATATGATAAGTTGAAGGATGGTGAGAAATTAAAATGAATAATATTGCTAGTATGAAAAACAATATTGAAGAGATGAGGACTAAATTAAAAGAAATGGAGAGTTCTCTTGAAAAAATGAAGAAAGATAGTGGATGGGGATATACAGGAGATGATTATGTTAATATTTATTCTATAAGTGCAACAGGTATAGTAGAAGGTACAAACTGTTCACATTATTCACCTCATGCCTTGGATATTCATGATAACATCTTTACATCAAAAGAAAAAGCAGAAGAAGTTGCTTCTGCACAGAATCTTCATAGGAAATTACAGAGATTTGCTGATGAGAGCAAACAGAAGGGCAATGCTAAGTGTTTCTACGCTATTTATTGGTATAATGGTACCTTAGAAATCTCAGAGACAAAGTATCCTGATTTTGGAACTGTTTATTTTTATTCGGAAGAAGTAGCCAAAAAAGCTGTAGAACTGTACAAATTTGATCTGCTTGCGTATTTCACAAAATGGACTAAATAAAAGGAGAAAATACATGTTATTTGTAAAAGTAAAAGATAATGTTAGAGAAAATGATAGAATTAAATTTGAGGTACTTACAAGGAGTCCTTTTAATGGGAAGAATTTTGAATTAAATAAAGATATTTTTTCAGAATTGTTTAGATGCGATAAAAATGCTATGATCAACACTAATCTTTGTGATAATAAAGATGATGTGTATGAATGTATAGATAAAACCTTTATGAAGAAACTCACATGGTGGGAAACAGTTATTTGTGTTATCACTCCTCTGTATGTGAATATTTATGAAAGCAAAACCAAAGCATCCACATCTGATTTCCATAGTTTAAATGAATATAAAGAAGACTATAAGAAAGATTTTAAAGAAGATACTTTCGTATTTTCTAAAGATTTTAAGTTCTTTAGAACATTCTTTAATACCACAGTAGAAATTGAAAGGGAAAAATATGAAAGAGCACTATAAGGAGAATATAGAGAAGTATAAAGCCGATCCAAAATTTATTACAACAACAGTAGAAGCTCTGGATGCTTTGTTTGCAAATGATAAGAAATATCAGTACCATATTGATATCGTAGAAGATACTGACATGGGTAGAATTGAACTTACATCGGAAGATACATTTACTGCCAGTGGGTATATGGATAAATACTTATTGTATTATTGTATTCGTTCTTTTATTAATTTATTTTTGGATAAAGATGCAAGACTTTCATTTTTCATGTCCAATCCTGAATACATGTTGTTCCCTGATAGATCTATTTCTGGTGGGGTTGATAAAATGTATGATGTGATAATGAATTCATAGGAGTATTGGATGAAAATTAAAACAGTAATCTTAAATAATTATGGGGGCTATAAATTTCAAAAATTTGATTTTGTAAATGGGCTAAATACTATTATAGGAACTGGAAATTCTGGCAAATCAAAATGTTTACATGGTATAGATTTTGTAATCAATAACAATCAATCTCATAATTATATCTCCAATGAAATCAAAGACAGTAAAGGTAAAATTAAAAAAGGAGAATCCTGTTGGGTAGAAATACATTTATTTGATAATTCAGTTATCAGAAGAGAAAGAACTCGTACAGATAATTTTTATCAAATAAATGACTGTGATCCTATTAGAAATTTCAATCAGGGTGTGCCTGATGATGTACTTAAAATATTTAGTATGAATGAAATAAATATTCAAAATCAATTTGAAACCCATTTTCTATTAAATGATAATGATTCTACTAAAGCAAAGACTCTCAATAAAATGGCTGGTCTTGAAAATATTGATGAATCCATTTCTAATATCAATAAGATTGTTAGGCAGATTAAAAAACACAAGGATGCTTCTGATATTAATCTTAAAAAATATAATGAGGAGATTGGTAAGTTTGATTTCATAGAACAGATGGAAAAAGATATAGAAGATCTTTTTGTTGTAGAAACCAAAAGCAATACTTTGAGGCAGGAACAACAAGAACTGATAATCCATTTGAGTACTATCAGGAAGCTCGCTACGGAACTTAAAACAATAAGTGATAGTACAACCCATTTGGATCTTACTAACGAGATTCTGGACTTATATAGTACAATAGAAGAACTAGATTCACAGGGGTATGCTTTAACAGAAGTTAAGAATAATATCATTGCATGGGAAAAAGAATTAGATACTATTATAAAAACAACAATTCATGAGCCTACTGTAGATGCATTATTGACTTTGTTTGATTCCAAAACTGAAATTGTTAAAGAGTACAATAGTCTACTTGATTGTGTGGAGCGAATAGAAGGGTATGAGAAAAGCCTCCAATCCTATACAGATATTGATAAGTGTAAAGGTAATGTGGCAGAAATTATTTCTTTATTTGACAAAGTAGAAGAATTAGATGGGGAAGCTAAGGATTTAGAAAGAATGTTATCTAATATAGATCTTTATGAAAAAACGTTGAAAGAGCTTGACAAATCTATAAAAGAGGATTATCTTAGTATTGATGGACAAGATTGTCCTACTTGTGGGCAGAGTATGAAATATCTTAAGGAGGTTTGCTAAATGAGTTATGTTAATTCTATTTTAAAAAGAAATTGTGCCGAAGAATTGGTTGGATTGTTTTCTAATACAAATAATCCTACAAAGGAAATGACTGAAAGTTATGGGGCTTTTCACCATATGAAAAATGCCATTAATAAAGATGATTTGAGGATGGATGATTTTTTCAATATTTCAATTGGGGATGGTAATTCGGCTAGAACATCGGGTATCTTTACTTTTCTAAGTAAATCCGCTAATGCTTCCATAGATCCTAATATGAATATGGGTAGGATGAATACATGGATGAAACAATGGGAAGTAGAAAATCTGAGTTATTATAAATATACTTGGGAAGATTATATTAATGCAGAAACAGATTCTGGAAAATCTAATTTTGAATTAGATGTAGAAGAATATGGTAAAGAACATTTGGGGATTACGTTAGTACATTCTCATGTAAAAACTATGGATGTCATGAGAGCATTCAAGGATTGGAAGTATGTATTTGTTTGTCCTTGCTGTATGAAGAATCATCAAATATTAAGTACACAGCAGATCGAAGAAAATAATATCAGCGTAATGATAGCTGGTTATGATAATAGGATATTAAGTGTACAGAATCAGGTTATTGTATATCGTAATGATAGATTATTTGGGGGTGCCAGATGACACTACTAGCATCAGGGGATATGCACTTAGATGGAGCAAGAGTACCTATTTGTAGAACGGATGATTTTTACCAAGCACAAGTCAAAGCATTAGAATATGTTAATTATTTAACAGAAAAATATAATGCAGTTAGAGTTGATGCAGGAGATATTACAAATGTGGCTGTAGGAAAAAGTGTTTCCGATGCTGTAAAAACACAAAATCTGATCCTTGAATATATTGATAAGCTAATTGCAATATTGGGAAACCATGATCTCAAAAACAAGAGTCTTGATTATATTGGGGAATCTATAATACAAACTGCTATTACAGCAGGGAATATTATACATGTGATTGGAAAGCCTTATTTGATCCCTGATTCCAATGTGATGATTCACGGATTCAATTATGGGGAAGAAATTGCACATTTAGCAGATGAGTATAAAAATGATGGGAATACACATATAGTTCTGTACCATGGGTTTGTGGACGAGAGGGAGAACACACTTATTGGGGGGTTAGTAGCTAAAGATATTGTTCATGAGTTTTATGGGGATTATTCCTTTATCATAACGGCAGACCACCATAAACCCTTTCACTATACCTACAAAGGATGTACTTTAATCAATACCGGATCTCTTATGAGGATTTCTGCTAATCAAATTGATTATAAGCCTAGAGTATGGAAGCTCGACACAAAGACAAAAGAGTTTGAACCATTATATCTTCCCATAGAAGACAATGTTATATCAACAGAACATCTTCAGGTAGAAAAAGATCGAGATGAGCGTATGGAAAGCTTTGTGATCAATATGGATGAAGAGTATGAAATTACAGACATATTTGAGAAAAATGTTAAAAAATATATTATTAAAAACAAATATGATAAGGAGGATAATATATTGATTAACAGGAATGTAGAGAAATTTATAAATAAAAGTTTAGAAGGAGATATAGAATAATGTTAAAGAAAACAATGAAGCAAGTATTTGTTAAGAAAATAGATGAGTGGTTATCTACTATAGATAATCAGGAAGTTAGAGATGCAATTGAAAAAGATTTGATTATCACAGGAGGTTGTTTTACTTCTATGATACTTAATGACGATGTAAACGATTTTGATTGCTATTTCAGAACCAAAGAAACAGTATTAAAAGTAGCCAATTATTATGCTGATATATGGAATGAAACACACAAAGATCAAAAGAATAAATTAGGAAAATCTACCAAAGTATTTGTATTGGATGGAAATAACCCTACACAGGAATTGTTAGATTATTATCATATTACTAATCTTGAAGATAGTAAATCTAGAATGATATCTAATACCTCTCCTGATAGAGTGAAAATGATTTTTCCTTCTGATGGTGTGCGAGGAGACTTGAATGCTATAAATGCAACAGAAGAATTGGGGGCTTCTCCTGATAAAATTATAGAAGAGATTGATGAAGTGAAAGCTGATAAAATTATAGAAAAGGAAGAACGAAACTATTTTCCTGTATTTATATCTTCTAATGCTATCACACTTTCTGATAAAATCCAGCTTGTGGTTAGATTTTATGGAGAACCAGAAGATGTTCATGATACTTTTGACTTTATGCATACACGTGCTTATTGGAAAAATGAAACTAAAAAAGTAGTTATTCCAGAAGAAGTATATGAGATGACAATAAATAAAACATTGAAATATACTGGAAGTAAATATCCTGTAGCTTCTGTGTTTAGATTGAGAAAGTTCATCAATAGAGGATGGAAAATAAATGCAGGGCAGATGTTAAAAATGTGTATGCAGATTAGTGAATTAGATTTGATGGATATAGATGTATTAGAAGATCAATTAATTGGAGTAGATTCAGTATATTTTATGAGCTTAATTCATGAATTTAAAGAGAAACAAGAAAAAGACCCTAACTTTGATTTAACATCAAGTTATGTAATATCTATAATTGATAAAATATTTTAAGGAAGATATATGAAAAAAAGATGGGTACATTATATTAAAAGAAAGAACTTGAATACTACAACAACATGTGGAAAAACAGCATACAGAACAGAAAGGACTTCTTTACTAGAAAAGGTTACTTGCCCTAGATGTTTACAATTAATAAAAGAAAATGAGGAGAATAAATGACAAAAACAGATATTTTAAAAATAAAAAAGCAGATTGACGATAACCAGAAAACAAAGATTCAGGTAGAAACAAAATTGGAAACAGAATACAAAACTGCTAAGGAAACTTATGGATGTTCTTCTATTAAAGAGATAGACGATACACTTACTAGAAAATATAAAGAGCTTGATGATGTAGACACACAGATAGCAGAAAAAACAAAGACGTTAGACGAAGCTTATAAATGGGATCTCTAAAAGTTTGGGTGGATTCTTCTTTTCAATCAGATAAAAAATGTCAAGCAGGATATGTCTATCATTCTCCTGAGAAAAATAGAAGAATAGTAGAATCTTCTGAAGTGTTTGAAGCAAGCAATAACAATACAGCAGAGATAATGGGAGTATACTGTGCATTAAAAGCATTATATGAGAAATACAATATTACAAGTTTTAAAGTATATTGTGATTCTATTATTAGTGTATCTATGCTTCATAGAGATAAAAAAATAAATAAAAATTTATTAAAGAAGCATCCTGTTTTAAAATTTGTTTTGAATTATTTTAGAGAAAATGAGATCGAAATTATAACAGAACATCTTTCAAGGAATAATCAAATGTTAAAAATGGCTGATAAGAAAAGTAAGGAATTTAGGAGGAAATTATGAATGGAGCATTTATAAAGACAAAAACTACTATGGTAGTTGTTCAGGAAAATGGGATCATTAGAGATCACACATCTATGGCTATTATAGGAAGACTAAATGTAGAAACTGAATTTACAGACATTAGTAATTTAGTCAGAATATGTCCAGAATGTAATATACAGGAATTACGAGTAGAGGGTAGATTTTTAGAATGTGATGAATGTGGGTATTTAGAAGAATTAAAGCTAACTAGCCAAGAAACAAAATCACCTTCTCACAAAGAAATAATGGCAAATTATATTATGTTAGTTAAGGATTCACTGGTATTTAGTGAAGAAGATTTTAGGGGTACTATAGTAGATGCCATTATCTTCTTATTGAAAGCAATAGATACGTTACCTGATGAGGTATAAAAATGACAGCAGAATTTTATAAACAGAAATTACATAATTATCAGGGACAATTAAGTTCTGTCCAGAAACTATTAGATGCAGAAGTTATCAACAATAAACAACTTTCACAGGATTTTATTGACGCAGAACTATCTTCCGATATTCTAACCCTAGTTGGAAAACAGACGCAACAGAACCTCTCATTTAAAATTGAGAATCTTGTAACTGCTGCACTTGAATATGTTATGTCTGATCCATATCAATTTAAAATTGAATGGGATATAAAGAATAATAGAACACAATGTTTGATGTATGTGGAAAAAGATGGATTTAAAGCTGAACCTAATAAGGATAGTGGTGGGACAATAAATGATTTAATATCAACTACACTAAGGGTTTCCTTGTGGTCACTTGCAGGACATGGTAGAAGTTCACCTGTCTTTATTTTAGATGAACCCGGTAAGTTCGTGAGTGAAGATCTACGTCCTGCATTTTCCCTATTTCTAAAATCATTATGCGATAAACTGGGATTGCAGATGATTGTATCTACACATTCTGAAGATCTGATAGATGGAAGTGATAATATTATTAAGATTGTCAAGAAAGGAAAATATAGTATGATAGAAAAAAACAAATGATATTCGTATTTAATTATTGGTGTATGTTGGGTTTGATTGCAGGTATGTTATTAATAGTAGATATAAAGGAATTTACCGATTGGGATGTCACTGAGTTTGATTATTGGATGGTATTCCTGTTCTCTATCTTATTTGGAGCATTATCTTTATTATTAGTGATTCCTATAATTAAACATGATACAATAAAATTATTTAAATAAAGGAGAAACAATGATTAGCAAAGAGAGTTTTATTAAGATGATGGATGCCCTGCAAAAACAGGAGGAATTTGATAGGGAAGCTCATAATAAATTAGGTGAAATATTTACAGATTTTGAAGGATATTATGGTAATGATTTAATAAATATTTTTCCAGAAATTCTCGGAGATGAGATGGGAGATAAAGATGATTGGATATTCTATTTCATGTATGATTTGGATTATGGTACTGCCTATAAAGAAGGAGATATAGCAGAAAAAGATGGGACAATAATTGACTTGTCTACAGCAGAGAAATTATACGATTTTTTAATAAAGGAGAAATAAAAACCCTCTCTAAATAAATAGAGAGGGCAAAAGGAGTGATGAAATATATAAAATCTCCTAAGAGATAATAATATGCTGTTCCCTATTCATCTGGATAGGGATTTTTTAATTTCTTTATTTTATCATTAATACTATTTAAAGCATCTTCATACTTTTTATACAATTCTAAGTATTCTATTTCTGTTATTACAAACGTGATTTGTTTAATTTTAATCTCCCACATCTTACGTTTTATTTCCTGTGCAAAAGCATTGTATGCATTTATAGTAAAGATGGTTTCTGCTTTTTCTAATAATGACATATATTCCTCAGATAGATCACCCAATGCTTCCATATACTTATCAGAATATAGTGTTGTGAAGCTGTAGGCTTCCAAGACAAGCGTTTCTATAGTTTCTGGTAGTATGGGTGGTTCTGGTTCAATTGTTACATACTCGATTGTTTTACAGCTAAAGAGTAGCAAGAATATCGTAAATGTCCATCCTAATATTTTCCATTTCATTTACAACCCCCTTGGTATCTTTTGATTCTTTAAGTATTTTCACATGTTGGTCAATTACTTTTTTCCTTTCTTTATCTTCAGTATTGTAGTCCAGCACTTTGTCTACTTCAGCTTTTACAGTATTCAGTTTCTTTTCTGCTATAGTAGCATCTTTAATAGCTTGATCTTTTTCTTTGGCTATTTTCTTCTTGCTCTTATTTAATATCAGTATGGTGACAATCAATCCTAATATAATAATAGCAGCGATTCCAATTACATATCCCATTTATTTCTCTCCCATATTAGAAGCTATTTTATTTCCTTCTAATCCTGCAATAATATACCCAATAACTAACATACTGCCACCTCCAAAAGAAGATATAGCCATGATGGCCTGCACATTCTCCATTTCCTTTCTATACAAAGATAATCCAAATAGTAGTAACATAATTACTAAAGCAATTACATACTTAGAAAACTTCATATTTTTGAATTCCCCTGATGGAAGTGCAGCAGATTTTTTAATCATCCCTGCCAAATCAATACCTAAAAAGGCATTCATCACTAAAAAAAATGATCCGGCGAGAACATCAATTATAGCCACATCTGTTAGAAATAATATCACTGCCCCCATTAACAAAGAGGCTAGTAATAGTAATCCTATTTTTACTATTTTAATCATTTATATCTCCTATTGTGGTCCTGTTATATTCAAGCTGATAAATAAGATAAATCCGGCAAGAATACCGAAAATCCCTGATATGGTTAATTTAGCAACAATAAACCATGGAAGAAACCATACTCCAATAGCAACTATAACCAATATAGCAATAATCCCTAAAATCCATCTTGCATCTTTTTCAAATAAATTATTCATAATATCTCCTTATTATATCTTTCTAAACACTCTACGTGATGCTATAATACCATGCCCATCTTTGTACGCTTTTCCTGTAACACTTTCTCCCAGTGAATCATATGTTATGTCATCTTTAAAATTTGCACAAACAAAATGGTGGAGGTTCGTTGAAGGATTGTATAAGTACAGAATCTGAAGCTCACCTTCCTGCAATACCCTGCTTGCAGGAAGTTTATGTGTGCCTCCTTCTATAACTAATCTATATGGAAGTCCTGCATCTCTGCATAGTCTATCCCAACTTAAAATAGTGAGTTCTTTGTCTAATACTCCTGCGTTTATCCATGCATCTACATCTTCTAGAAATGTAGTATAATCAAATTGGTAATTTCCATGCATCACAGCATAATAAATAATATCAAATAAAGCACAAGCGTATACCTTGAAAGGGAGTTTTGATACATTTTTTAAATGTTTACCATCTTGTCTTATCATAATGCTCTCCTTAATAAGGGGGTTGTCCCCTTATATTTTATTTTCTTAAATATCTCTATATATGTCTGTTTTTTCGTAATCTGCCGGAGTTCTCATTTCTACATCCTGCCCTTCAAATTCAATACGCCCAGAATACGCTACCATCTCTGCATCAAATACAGAACATACTGTTCCAAATATATTATTGTTTGAAAATGGAACCCATCCAATAAAATCCCAAAACTTTCTGGTAGGAAGTATAACATATAAAGCAATAAGCTTAAAAAGATTATATTTAATTTTATCTGTGATAGCTTTCTCGCCAAATTCAATCATTTTTTCTACTTCTTCATCTGTTAGATCTTCAATTGGTTCTCTAACAAGATTCAAATCATTTGTGATAAATGTTTCTGTTGTTTTCCCTGCACCAGTAGGATATGAAGATTCATACCAATACCCATTCAAATATCTTTTAATATGGATATAATTTGATTTAGTAGCTTTAACTATAAATCCTGTTACGATATTTGCCAATTTAGTACCCCATCTGCGATTGCCAATTAAAACAATTGTTCCGTTTTTGTACATGTATTCTCCTTAATCCAAGTATCTATTAAAATTTCAAAATACTCCCATTCCTTATAATTTTATTAAACTGTTAGTTTTCTTATCATATTTATATTGTACTGTATCAATATCTTCAGGCAATTCTTTGTTCCATTCGATCCATTCTAATAAATCTGGTTCACCAACCTCTGGCTTTGTACCGTTGCCCCAACTAACATATTTTTGATTATCTTTTCTTATTAAAATCCAGTCAATTATATTTTCTTCCACTATAAATCTCCTAATTTATTGTTAGTTTTCCACTTCCATCTGTAGATGCTACAACAAGATCAAGTCCCCCTGCGTTTAATCCAGTAAATGGCGTACCAGCAGCAACATCCATATTAAATTGTACTCGTCTTGTTATAGCTTTTGTTGCTGATATTGTATATGATAATGCTGACAAATCAACAGAGTTCCCTTCACCATCTCTAACAACAAACGAGGCATTAGTCTCCTCTATAGATATTTGCCCAGAAGGTTGTTTTGGTATTTCTTCCCATCGACATGAAAATCTTAACTGATTATCCCCTGATTTAATTACAGATATCCCATCAATGACTGTTGTTGATCCTTCAGTATCAAGTCTTAATTCTTCCCCTGCTTCAAGATATGTTGCCGATGTTACTCCGTCTGGGAGTGTCGGGGTATCATCAAGATATGGATCTATTAGAAATATACCATCCTGTTCGAATCTACTAATATTATCTGATAATTGAACATTTATTTTTTCTCCAGCCGTAAAGACTAAATATGCTTGAAGTTTAATCCCAGCTTGTGCTACTGTATCTGATTTAGCAATACGCCACTCAATTTTAGCAGATGTTGCTGTTCCGGTTACTGCTACTTTTCTAACTGTCTGATTAGTATAATCTTTAACATCTATAATACTGGAATCCGTAACAGCAAATTCACATTTGCCAGCTTGGAATCTTCCTGTTACTGAAATTGTTGCTAATGCTTCTGTAAAGTTTAACCCATTCTCAAGCTCTGCGACAGTATACCATCCCGAAACACTCAAAGTTCCAGAAATCAATTCCTGAGAATCTATTCTATTGGTATTTAATTTTCTTCCCCCAAGTGTTTCTGTAACACCATTTATAATAAGATCATTATTTATAGTAAGATCATCAATAATATCAAACCCAACATGTCTATTCTTAATAGCATCATCTACAATGCCTGTCCCATTTCTAAAGTCATTTGACATCTGCTGAATAGCACTTGTTACAGGTGTATTAACTGGTATTTCTCTGGCTATGAAATCTTTTGGCTGTGCTTCAAATACCAAAGGCATATCCTGTATTAGTATCTCAGCATCAATGTTACCAGTTATTGCTCCTACTAGAAGTCCATTATATATACGTAGATATTCATATGAGGAATTGATGAAAAATGAACTACTTACACTACCTATAGTCAAATTTGGGAAAGCAGAACTCTTTATATCTGGAGTAAGATTCCATGATATATCCTCATAAATAGCACCAGATTCTAAGGGGATAATAACAAATCTTGAATCATTTGCCCCTCCTGATAATAAATCCAATGAGCCAATAAATCTAATTCGTTGGTTGATGTTTATCAAACTTGTACCATTGTCAAAAGCTTGTGAGCTTAATCGTGTTAAAGTTCCACCATCCTGCCAGAATATCTGAAAAATATCTGCGGATGCAACATATGTCAGTAATAAACGGTGTGTACCATCAATCTGATATGAAAGTACAACATTATCTGGAGTAGTATCATAAGCAAATTTAGGTTCAACAATCATATCAAAAGTAAGCTTATCAGGCAGTGCAAACTCTTCATCAATCACATCTACTGATTTTGCACCATCATAGAAAGGAAACATTGTTGTCCCTTCAGTTATTTGAGGTTGAGTATAATATACATAATCACCAGAAGATGCACTATATTGTTTAACAAACAATCTTAATACTGTTAATGTTGCAGCAAGAGTAGATAGAACAAACACTTGTACAGTAATGTCATCAAGCCAATTTGCTTTTAATACAGTTGCGCCAGATGTACCTACAACAGATTTTGTACTAAATGTGATTGTAGTCTCGTCATCATGTCCACTACTAAGTGTATCCACTAAAGTT